TTACTTTTCTTCCATCATCCTTTCGTAAACCTTTATAAGTCGCTCCTTCTCCGCAAGCAGGGCTTCAAGACTCTTTACTCGCTCAGACAAAACAACATCAGCACCAACTGTCACATTGCCAACAGAGTTGTGGCTACCAATTGCCACATTGCTATCGGTCACATTGCCGTTCATGTTGGTATTCACGCCTTGCTGTTGTGGCGTTTCTTCTCCAGTGAGCAGCCATCTTGCATCAACATCTAACGCCAAGACAATTTTAGTAACCATTTCTACAGATGGTTTGCTTCGCCTCTTTGTCCCCAGATAGTTAGACAATCCGGTGGGAGGTAAACCAATTGTCTTTGCAAAGGCTGCTTTATTGCCGTTAAATCTTTGATTTACAAGCATTTCCATTCGGTCGTTAATCGTTTCCATACGCAAACCTATTCTTAAAATATCTTAATTTACAAATAATAGTTGCCCAATTGTATTGTTATATCAACCCAATTGTCTAACTTTGCAGCATAAAGTTATAAATAAATATCGAAATAATGACAGAAACATCTAAAAATCAGCGAAAAAAATCGCTCTTGGGCCAATTGAACGCCCTTGAAGTCGGCGAAGAGTTGACAGTATCGGTTAGCCGTTCAAGCTACTTGAAGTCGATTTGCGTCAGCTTTGGACTCCAGTGGGACAAGAAGTTTACCACCACGACAAACCGCGAGCAGCGCACAATCACAGCAACCCGAATTTCGTAACATTAAACCCACTCCATCATGAAAAAGTTAATCATCACCTCAGCACTCCTTGTTGCAAGCCTCATCAGCTGCAACACCTCAACCCAATTGTCTAACGAAAAACTCGACCGTATTAGCTGGTCAGCCTTCTGCAAGGACTTCGGCTACAACGAAAAGGCCGATGCCAACAACGAGAAAGCCATCAACGATTATCTCGACGCTTGGCGCGGATCCGTTGCAGAAGAAGAGGCGTTCAACAAGTTGGGCATAAACCTCTACAACTAATGTCTAATAAGTTCTGCACCTCCTGCAAACAGTCCTTCAATGCTCTCAACGGCTATTTCTGCATGTTCCTCAACCGTTACGTTGAGTATGCAAAAACACCACCATGTGCAACCACTAATAACAACAAAAAATGAATAAAGCATATTCTATCATCCGCGTTTGCATCCTACTTATCATCGGATGCGCAGGAACAATCTTCCTTTTCGGAGAGGAGCAAGATAACAGTTTCTTCGCGTACCTCTTTCACCTTATCCTCGACAAGGCCCTCGGTTTCCTGCAGCTTGCTCTCACCATCTTTCTCTTCAACAAGTGGCGCAAGCATGACTGGTTGCTTCAGTTCTTCGACAAGCTGTGCGATGAAGCCGACGAGACCCCAACCCCAATGAGCCGACAGGAGGGTGAACTATAATGGACTTCCTCAACTTCCCCGACAAGTGCGTACGCTACTCCACCTTCCTCAATGATGTGGCCGCAAAGGTGGTCCACATGATTAAGCAGGATGCCAACGATCCAGAGTTCATCAGCCAGAACAAAGCGTTTCAGATGTTCGGTCGTGGCAATGTGGAGCGGTGGCGCAAGCAGGGCAAAGTCCTTGCCTACAAACGTCCGGGCAAAGTCGAATACCGTACAGCCGACCTGCGGCTGTTGCAGAGGATACAACAAGACTACCTTGAAAAGTAGCCTCAACTGCCGCAGATAGAATGCTTAATCGGAAAGGGCACCCGGCGCAACGGGAACCACAGAAGGCATGTTACAGCCGAAGTACAAGGCTCAAATATGCTCACGGAGTTCATTAGTGCGGTTCGACTCCCACCTGCGGCTCACAGACAAACAAATAATATTCATCTTTTAATTTTTAACACTATGAGTAAGATTGGACTTACAGTTGAGCAAATCAACGCAATGGAACCTACTGTGATTGTTCGCAATGACAATGTACGCGACAAGTTCATCCAGATTTACGAGGCAATGTGGACACCATCCACCGGAACATCAGGCGAAGCAGCCTACGAGCGCGAGTCACGCAACTTCAACCGTCTGCTTTCTGAGAAAGAGGACATGCGCAAGACGTGCACAAAGTTCTCGCTCTTCACAGCTTTCCTCGACGTGGCAATTTCCGGACTCACCCTCGACCCCGGCACCAAGGCGCAAGCCTACCTCCTCGCTCGCTCCGTCGCCGTTGACAGCTACTATGACAACGGACAGAAGAAAAACAAGTACGAGACACACTGCATGCTCACCGTGTCCGGATATGGCGAGCTGGTGCTTCGTGCACGCTGCGGCCAGATACGCCACGCCGACAACCCGGTTATCGTGTACGAAGAGGACAGCTTCGAGTATGGCGAACGCGACGGACAAAAATTCGTCAACTACACATGCCGTCTTCCCCACACCACCGGTCGTATCGTTGCTTGCTTCATGAAGATCACACGCGCCGATGGTTCTATCGACTATGCAGTCATGTTGCCAGAAGACTGGATACGACTCTCCAGCTACTCCGCTCGTCAGAACGGCAAGTGGAACTATCAGACCAAGCAGTGGGAAAACGGTAAACCCAATGCGCTCTACGAAGCACAAGGCGGACAGATTGACCCCGGCTTCCTCGTTGCCAAGTGCATCAAGCACGCCTTCAAGACCTACCCGAAGGCACGTGTCGGTCGTGCTACGCAGTTGGAGTCACAGCAGGTTGACGAGACAGAAATCACTGACGACATCTACGGCGTTACCGGTGATGGCGAGAAGGTTGACACCTCCACTGGCGAGATTATCCAAGAGAAGCAGGACTTCGCACCTCAGACCGACACGTCTGCAGGAGTAACCGTTGATCCTGCCGCCAACGACGACGATGATACATTCTAACCCTATAATACTTACAACAATGAGCGAACAGACAACAGACCTCACCATCGTACGCAAAGAGAACGTACAGATGATAGCGCAATCCGCGCCACAGATATACAAGGACAACACAACCTCGTCCGAGCGTTGCACCGAGTACGGTCAGAAACTCCTTGCACAAATCAAGGCCAACGGCATGAACGACGAACTGGATATGCAGTGTGCCAACTACATCAACAAGGCTCGCAACACGGTGAAGAAGATGAACACCAACCGTTCAGCCATCACCAAGATATTCGACCAGATACGTTCCGAGTTCACCGGCATGGAAAATTCTGTCGATCCTAACAAGACCGGTTCTATCCCTTATCAAATCCAGCAGGAGCGCAATGCCTATGCAGCCCGAAAGCGTGAAGAGGAAGAACGCCGCCGCCGTGAAGAGATTATCCGTCAGCAGCGCGAACAGGCTCTCAGCCGCTACAAGCAGGACGTGGAGGACGACTTCAAGCGTCAGTTCAATGTATATACGACCAATGCCACAAACGAGCTGACAAAGCTCAATAGCGGTCTGACCCTCGAAAACTACGAAGCACAGTGCAAGACTATCCGTGAATATCTCGTCACGCTTCCGGCTGACTATGGAAACACGCTGAACTCTACAGTCCTTATCCCGACTGAAATTGCCGACATGAGAGACCAGCTGCCGGGCATTCGTTCTTCCATCCTTTCCAAGCTCATGCAACAGTTCCGTGAGCAGTTTCAGTTCGAGGTGGCCGAATATCGTGACTCCATCATCGACATGCTGCCATCAAAGAAAGCAGAACTGGAACGTATGCAGAAAGCCAACGAGGAAGAGAAGGCACGCATGGCTGCTGAACTGAAAGCACGTGAGCAAGCCGAAGCCGCACGTATCGAGGCTGAGCGCAAGCGCAAGGAGGAAGAGGAAGCAGCCAAGAAGAAGATGCAAGCCGAGGCTTCCGAGATTGGCAACCTATTCGGTCAGCAAGCGGTTGTTTCTCCGGCTGGCTACCAACCTAAGACCTCTGTCAAGAAGCGCATACACTTCCACGACGCACAGGGCGTTCTCGCTGCTGTATCTATGTGGTGGTCCAAGGAGGGACATTTTATGTCGGTCGAAGACCTCGCCAAGATATTCAAGAAGCAGATTACATTCTGCGAGAAGGTGGCTAACGACAAGGACCACCCGGAGTTCATCAGTTCAACATCAGTTTCCTATGATGAGGAAGTAAAAGCTAAATAAACAGTTATGTACGAGAGTGGTTATTATCCTGCCGGTGCGGAGTCTGACCCACGCGCACCTTGGAATGAACGAGAGCCTACGATGGTCGAATGTGCTGCATGTGGCGGCAAGGGCTATCATTGGTACGCCTACGACTTTGAGGCAGACTATGAAACAGAATGTTCCGAAGAAGTATGGAATATGCTTCCCGAAACGGAAGAAGAGGCCATTGCCCAGCACAAGTACTGTATCAAGGGCGAAAAGGAAACCTGCGAGGTGTGCGACGGTGAGGGCGAAGTTGAATATGAACCTGATTACGACGATTATGACGAAGATTAACAACCCGGACGAATACTATCAGAGAAGTGAGGTCAGTAATTCTGACCTCACCGAACTGAAGAACCTGCTGCACCCTCACATGCAGTTCGGTGACAAAGAGGCTGCTTTCCGCTTCGGGTCTATCGTCGATGCCATCATCACCGAACCCTCGCGTGTTGACTTCCTGCACATGACCATCGACGGCGAACAATGTTCTGAGGAGGAGTTCCTCCACGCTCGCGAAATGCAGCGTGCACTGCGTGCAGAAGCACGACGAGACCAATTCCTCGCTAAGGTTCTCGAACATGCCGATACACAACGCTTCATGGTCAACAAGCAGCAGGAGTTCAGCAATGGGGGATTTACCTTCCATCTGGACACACGCTGCAAATGGGACTGGTGGTTGCCAATGGCCAACTTCGGCGGCGATCTGAAAACGACATTCGCCTCAACACAAGCGGAGTTCGACAATGCTGTAGATTTCTTCGACTGGGACCGTAGCAGGGCATGGTACATGGACATCGCCCATTCCGACCACGACTTCATCTACGCAATCAGCAAAAAGAACTGCAACATTTTCAAGAAGTTCATCAACCGTGGCGACGACATCTACAATCGCGGACGCGAGAAGTACGAAGAACTTGCCTTCCAATATTGGGCTTTCAACCTTATGTAACAGACAAAGTATGAAAAAGAAATTATCACAGACAGCACAAATCCAGCTGCTCAAACGCCTCAGACGTATGTGTCCGTTCGCTGTGTTCTCTGGCTCTTACGGATATACATGCGGTGGCATGGTTGGGGGGTACGTTCTTCTTCAGGCATGGCCGCTCGCTCAAAGGAAGCTCGCCATTGCATGCTCTCATGCGCCGACTTGCGCAAGCAAGCATACATACATGGCTACGACATAACGATATCAAAACACACAATCAATGCGTATGGCTGAAACTCTGAAACATAACCTTCGCGTCGAGCCTTACGACTATCAGAAGGAGGGCATACTTGCCGGGCTGCGCTGGCACCGATTTCTAATCGGCGATGAGCCGGGCTTGGGAAAGACGCTGCAAAGCATCGGTGTCGTTGACTGTGCCAATGCTTACCCTTGCCTTGTGGTCTGTCCGTCCTCGCTCAAAATCAACTGGCAGCGCGAGTTCGAGAAATTCACCAACAAGAAAGCCCTTGTGCTCGACAATTCCGTGCTTACCATTCACCAACAAGAAAGCCCTTGTGCTCGACAATTCCGTGCTTACCACATGGCCTTATCTTCTCCGGATGGGCATGCAACAGGTGGCGGTCGTCAACTACGAGTCTCTGCGCAAATACTTCGTGTGGGACATCAAGGGAGGCTCACGTGGTGGGTTCCGGCTGAAAGATGTGGTTTTTACGCCCGACATCAAACTGTTTCGCTCTATCATAATTGACGAGAGCCACCGCGTGAAAGACCCATCAGCACAGCAGACCATCTTCGCGCGTGGCATTGCTGAAGGCAAAGAGTATCGCATTTTGCTGTCAGGCACACCGGTTGTAAACCGTCCTGCCGACCTCATAGCGCAGCTCTCCATAATGGGACGCTTGTCTGAGTTTGGCGGACGAGCCAAGTTCCTTTCCGAGTATGGCGGTGGCGAGATAAGCAAGGAGAGACGAGGTAAAGACGAAGACGATGCACCGCGAAACCTCGACCGGCTCTCTGCAGAACTCTATGCACGCTGCATGATCCGTCGCGAAAAGGCCAAAGTACTCACCCAACTACCAGACAAGACGCGCACCGACCTCATCGTTGACATCAGCAACCGCGACGAGTATATGCTTGCAGAAGCCGACCTTGCAGAATACCTGCGCACATATACCGAGTGCGACGACATCGACATACGACGCAAGATGCGCATGGAGGCTCTTGTCAAGTTCATGACGCTGCGCTCGCTCTCTGCCAAAGGCAAGGTGAAACAAGCCATCGACTTCACGCGCACATTCCTCGCCAACGGAAAGCCACTCATTCTCTTCTGCTCTCTGCATGAGATTGTGGACGAGATAAAAAAGGCGTTTCCAAAGGCTGTATCTGTTACCGGGCGCGACTCCATGATGATGAAACAAGCTGCCGTCGATGCGTTCCAGTCCGGGAAAGCACAGCTAATTGTCTGCTCCATAAAGGCAGCTGGCGTGGGTCTCACACTTACGGCATCGTCAAACGTGGCTTTCGTTGAGTTCCCATGGACTTATGCCGACTGCTGTCAATGCGAAGACCGCGCACACCGTATAGGACAAAAGGACAACGTGACGTGCTACTACCTCCTTGGCCGTGGAACCATCGACCGCACCCTCTATGCCATCATCCACAAGAAGAAGTCCATCGCCAACCAGATAATGGCTACCGACGACGACATTCCACAGGATGAAATGTACTTCGACCAGCTTACGTCACTCTTCCTCAATCCGGACGACGATGGCTGACCTATGTAAGACCGACCTGCAGCGCATTATCAAGTATCTCGATGATGCGGCCGCTCTCTACGATAAACAGCACGGTCTGCGCAATTCATGCCGTGCATGGTGTATTAGACAACTCACCCAAAAATTAAAAAAGAAAATAAAATGAGACAGGTTATAAGCCAAAATCTAACCGGGCGTTACGCCATCATCAAGATCTTCCCATTCATCCATGCGCTGAAGGTGGAGGTAAGCGAAAAATTCATCGACGAACAGAAGAATGAATTGACAGAGTGCCGGTGGCGACTCGCAACAGACAAAGACGTTCTCGACCTGCGCATACCTATGACAGGCGAAAACAATATAGCAAAAACATTATAAACTCAATTTTATCTATCATGACAAAGAATGAATTGGCACGTGAGGTATCAGTATCAGAGAAACTGCACCTCTCAACAACAGTGAAAGCCATCGACGGCACACTCAGAGTTATCAAGGAAGCACTCGCCAAGGGTGAAGTGGTTGTTATCCGTGGCTTCGGCACCTTCACCCCAGTTGAGGTAGCCGAGCGCACAGCACGCAACTTCAAGTCCGGCAAGCCTCTGGTTATCCCGGCCCACACGTCTGTCAAGCTCCGTGCAAGCAAGGAACTGGTAAAGGCGATCAACGAAGGAAAGGAGGCCACACTATGATGCTATATGAATGTGGTGTCCGTTACGAGCGGACTATGGCGAATGGAATGTCTAAGAAAGTCACAGAGTTGTACCTTGTCGATGCTTGCTCGTTTGCCGAAGCAGAGGGACGCATCACAAAGGAAATGGAGCCGTACATTTCGGGTGACTTCGATGTGGTCACTATCAAGCGCACCAACTACTCAGAGATTGTCGAGAATGGTGCTGACTTTGCCGACAAGTGGTTCAAGGCAAAGTTGATGTTCGTAACCTATGACGAGAAAACAGCCAAGGAAAAGAAACAGGCGGTTTGCTTCATTGTAAAGGCTTCCGACATCAACAATGCCCACACGGTGGTTGTTCAACACATGAAAACCTCATTCGTTGACTACGAGATTGCCACGCTTGACGAAACTAAAATAATGGACTTGTTCCGCTACATGGTTAATACTACAAGCAGTAATGGCTAAGTTTTCATCCTTTGCCTTCCAAGGCCGGAATAAGTACGGCAACAAGCGCGTAGGCTCCCACGCATCCAAGAAGGAGCACTACCGAGCTGGCGAACTACGCATGATGCAGCGTGCCGGACTTATCTCCGACCTTCGGGAGCAGGTGTCATACCTGTTGATACCTGCACAATACGGCGAGTGTGGCAAAGATTTCAAAAATCGTCCTACACGTGTTCTTCTCGAACGCCCCTGCTCTTATGTAGCCGATTTCGTTTATACCGACAAAGCTACCGGGCAGACCGTCGTGGAAGACACAAAGGGAGTCAGAACAAAGGAGTATATCATCAAGCGGAAACTCATGCTGCATGTGCATGGCATCCGCATTAAAGAGGTTTGATTTATATGGCACGAGACAGTTTTATATTCTATCGCAGTTTCCTTGAGGCTATCAAGTGTATGCCCTCCGAGGTACAGGCCGAGATATACCCGGCTATCGTGGAGTATGCCCTTAACGGAAAGGAGCCTAAAGGACTATCCGACATTGCCAAGGGTGTCTTCATCCTTATCAAGCCAGTGATGGATGCCAACAACGCACGCTCTGAGGGCGGCAAGAAGGGCAAGAAATTCGGCAAACTTGGCGGTCGCCCTGCTAAGGATAGAGCTGTCTCGTCTGCCATTTCTGACAAGCTCAACGTCACGCCCGGCTACACGCTCACGCTGGAACAGGAGATTGAAGAAATGCGTGCCGATCGTTCTTGGAACGAACCGGTATGTATGCAGTTCCACATACGCGAGGACGAGCTTGGCAAACGCCTCGACTCCTTCCTCAACCACTGCCGTTGCGAGTATGAGGGTAAACCTCACGACAATATCAATGATGCCAAACGTCACTTCTGTTCGTGGATGCGCAAGGCGTACACCTCACATACCGAGCCGGAAGACGCACAAGAGCTGCCACCTCCGTCATACGAGTTCAATGGCGGCTTCGGTGGGCAAGATGTCTAACCTTTAATGTCTGAAACTATGGCTCAATATCCACAATGCCTAATCGCAGAACTTGCCAAGTATGGCCGTCAGCCTACCGGCAACAAAGACTGGGACGCTGCCGTCCTTTCCGTTCTTCGCAAGAACGAACGCGAGAAGGATGCACCGTGGCTCACCCTGCACCAATGCGCACTCAACCTACGGCGAGAGAGCGAAAAGGCGAGAGCACAGGCGTACAACCTTTCCGACCCTAACGTATATAGTGCACACTCCAGCTTCCTTGTCTATATCGCCAACTCTGTTGTGCTGGCTCCTCAACGCCGCAAGTTCATCGTTGACGACGACAACAGGCAGGTGCTGCGCTTCCTCTTGCTCTACTTCAACAACTGCCCTCTGGCTGAAGAAGTATTCCCCGAACGTGGCTACAAGCTACACAAGAACCTCCTTATACAGGGCGGCGTAGGTGTTGGCAAAACGCTCCTCATGCAGATATTCAGCGAGTATCTACGGCGCACTAAGAACCCTCGCTTCTTTCACAACGTGTCGGTCACACAGATGGTCAACTACTACACCATCCACAACAACCTCGACCTCTTCACTTACTTTGAGGAGGAAAGCAAGGGCTTCCAGTGCAAACCCGAAAATGTGTGCCTCAACGACATCGGCATACAGGACCGCACGTTCTTTGGCATGGACACCGGGTTGCTCACTGATGAGTTCCTTCACGCTCGCAACGAGATTTGGACGCAGTTCGGCAAGTTCGCCCACCTGACTACAAACCTTGACAATAAGGAACTTGAAAAGCGGTTCAAGCGCAATGACGGCTACGGCCGACTTGTGGATCGCTTCAAAACATACAACGTAATTCCTTTACCGGGAAAAAGTAGAAGATAAATTATGGAAATTTACGATTTTGAAATCAGAAGATGGACTAAAGAGTTCGGCAACATAAGAAAAGTCCTTCAAACATCTGCGAATTTTGTACGCTGGTACACACCTACCAAAAGGATATTGAACCTCCTGCCACCTGTACGGGATGGCTATTTTCTGTGTACGTTTATTCTTAAGTTTGAGCATCGTGAAAAACCAACGTTTTTCCTCGGATATTACAAAATGAGCGGATGCTACGATGCTCTTGACTTCAGTCATAAGGGCTTCTGTTGTCAACGCGAAGACGACGAAGGTGATGAAGACGTGGAAAAGATATTCCTGCAATTGGCAAAATCGACAAAAGAAGCACACTATATAAAAGCAAGTCGAAAACTCGCAAAAGTATTCATCGACAATGTATATAGTACAGAAACCAAACGTTTAATCACTCTCCCTCTTCCCAAATAGACATAAAGTTACAAATAATAAAGATATGAAGAAAAAAGTATTGAAGCTAACCCTCAAAAAAATGTGGTACGACCTCATCCTGCTTGGTGTCAAGCAAGAAGAATACCGCGAAATCAAGGAGTATTGGTTAAAGCGGCTGTTCGATGTCCAAAGTCCAATGATAGCAAAGTTCGTCTTTGGCGACGTTGGATTGACACCAAAAGATTTCACGCATATCCAATTTCGTCTCGGCTATAAAAAGAACGCTCCAACCATGGAGTTCCAGATAACCGATATTGACATAAACAGAGGAGACAATAGAATGGGAGCACCCATAGATCAAGACGTAATCATAATCAAGTTCAAATAACAAGCAGTATGAAATGGATTAAACTTTCAGACGAATTGCCACCATTCAACAAAGAGATAGTACTTCTTAGCGAACGTGGTTCCACTCGTTTAACATTCCGCAAGACAAAAGAAGCTACAGATAAATTCCAAGCCTTGTTACGCAATGCTTGTAAGCGAATTGCCAACATAGACAATCCATCACCTATGTATAACGAAATGGGATTGCCAGTACCAAACAAAGCTGAATACAAGTGGAAATACTGGTGTTTGCTTCCAGATAAACCAAACCAATAACGAGGGAGGTGACGAAGTATGAAAGATAAATTAGAAAAAGTTACAGACATAACCCAACTGAAACCGGGAGATAAAATAATTTCTATTGGAGTAACGAGTGAAATACTTGAATTCTTGTGCATTCATCCTCATAACAACAATTACTCACTCTTCCTAAATTCCGATTTAGATGGAACTAAAAAGTTCTATAATGACAAATTGAGAAATGGAAACTATTACAAGTACTCAGATAAATGGGAGGTCCTTGCAATGAAAGAGACTATCAATTGGTATAAAGAACAAGTAAACTTCATGGAGAAGTTGCTACATAAACGTGAAGAAAAATGCGCTCACGACAAGCCCGAAAAATAGTCCGCATGGTAAAGTACACCCCAATCGACCGCATGAGCAGCACATGGTTCGACCGTGCTCTCCAGTGGTGTGCAACATACCGCCAACCGCAAATTAAAAAGGCTCTCCGCTACTATTGGAATGGCGTAGCGGACGGCAAGGTTAAGCCATTCTATTACAAAGAAAAACTTTCAAGAAACAAATTCGTATGAAAAGAAGAATTGCACGAAAAATCGACAACTACAAGGTAATGCCTCAACGCCTTACCAACAAGGCCATGTACCTCTACCTTCGCATTCGCGAACACTGGAGCCTGTCAATAAGAGGCAAGAACTACAGTACCTGCTACGTCATGGACAAGTGGGGACGTGTCCTCATCTACTCACGCTCCTATCCCGGAGGGCGCGTCGAACACGGACACGGCTACGATGCGTGGCACGATGAATTCGGCAGGCTGTACCCAATCCGTAACCCTAAACGCAAAAGAAAGGCAAGAAGATGATCAACAAAAACACTTTCATCAAATGTGGAGTGTGTTTGAAACGTCATGGTAAACATAAAACAATAAAACAATGAAAACTTACATCGGAACAAAACAGGTTAAGGCCGAACCTATGAACGAATTGGCCGCAGTAGAGAAAGGTTACGCTCGCAAGAACGAGGACAACCACGAATGGCGTGAAGGTTATCACGTGCAGTACACCAACCCAGACGGCAGTACCTACGACTCTTGGTCTCCTAAGTCTGTCTTTGAGCAAGCCTACAAGTGTGCCGACAGCTTCATCGACCGCTTGCAGATAGAGCACGACGAATTGAAGGAGCGTTACAACAAGCTCGACAACTTTCTTGAAAGTGGCAAGGCAGAGAAGGTATGCGAAAAAAACCAGATTTGGCTCATGGCTCTCCAGCGTATGAACATGAAAAATTATCTTGGCAATCTTGCTACGCGCCTTAAATTCTTGAAAGATGCGCCATCCCAAACGCAGGGCTAACATGCTCTACAAGCTACGTAGGAGAGGTATTCACTGCAACACCAAGGAGCGGTGCATATACCTCCCCTACAATGAGGATCCAAAGCACTACCCACAAATACCAAGGTTGTGCCGGGAGTTTCACTTCTACGTTCAATTCATCATCACATGATGGATTGAACGTCCCTCTAAACTTAAAACCATCTTTCATCAACAACCCTATATCTTTGCATTATGATTAAACTCTTGGAACGAACACGCCGCCCCGACATAACATTCTCCCGTAATGGCCGCATTTCCATTACGGCAAGAGTCGTGCGGCTACTCTCGCTCCAGCCGGGCGACAGTATCAACGTAGCCTTCCACCTTGGCGAGTGCTACCTGCTTGCAGTCCGGCACCAAAATGCAATAGGACGGCATGTCGCACAGTGTCACCCGACAAAGAAAGGTTCCAACAACTACTGTGCGTCTTCCGTCCTACTCGCACGGCTCATGCTCGACAACTGCGGCATAAAAGAGCAGCGTGCCTCATTCATGATAGGCCAAGCAGAGAAACGCGACGGCGAAACAGTTTTACCAATAATATTTAAGCATCCGTTATGAACCAAGAAATAAAATATAGTGGCTTCTCCGCTGTGCCGTCCGACTATGAATGTTCCGACGGTTCTCTTGCCGTGTCCATCAACCTGCTGCCTGAAGACGGTGCGTTGCAACCGGTGCTGCCTCCGTCTGTTGAGATACAATTTTCTGACGATACAGGCAGTTGCGTGTTCATTCACGAGTCATCAAGTTTCACACACTACATCGTAGCCAAGAACAATTCATATAGCTGGTTTGACAAAAAAAAGCCAGATACAACCACCGCTATTGGCAACGTAACTAACTGCATAAAGGTTACGTCTGTTGGCAACACTCTCATTTTTCTTACAGATAATGGCATGCAATACTATCTGTGGAAAGGTGGCTCCACTGGCTACCTGTATCTTGGTTCAAAAATACCAGAGTGTCCGCTGTCATTTGGTTTGCAAGGCGAATTAGTTCGCACAGATGAGTTCTCCATTAGCTTCAACGGCATCAGTGAGGGGGATATTTGGAAAGAGTTTTCTGACGATAACAAAAATAAGATAACAGACCAAGTGCTTGCAAAGGTCAATAAGTTCATTGCCGAGGAAAGTACAAACAAAGGACGCTTCATTTATCCCTTCTTCATTCGCTATGCTTATCGTCTCTATGACGGTTCGCTTACGATGCACTCTGCACCCATTCTCATGATTGCATCTTCCGACTTGTCGCCACAAGTATTCTGGAACCACATCCGTGGAAAAGGCTCATACAAGGAGGCTACAATGCGTGTTGTCGCAATGGTTCACAAACTGGACTATGCAGTTATCGAGCAATCGTATATCAACAACCTTTCCAACTGGAAGGACATAGTGCGCTCTGTTGACATATTCTGTTCCAAACCGATATACACCTACGACCAGAATGGTAAATGTGAACGTTTTGCTGCATCCTCTGAAATAGACTCATATTGTGTGTGTAAGCACACCAATCAAGCAGCATCTACCACAACATACCCTCTACGTTACCAAAAGCACACATTCAACAAACTATATGCGTACACATTCGACCCAACAAATCTTACATATCCTGCTGGACGTTTGATATTGCCTCGTAGGTCGGTTGATGCTGTAAAGGAGGACATCAAGTCCACATCGCAATTCTATATGCTGGAGAGTATAAAAATTGAGGCTCTGACTACTTCACGCACGTTGCTCAACATCGAAGAGGATTATCTTCAGTCACTCGTCACGCGCGAGGTAATGACAGATGATTATGACAGTCACGACACAATTGTTCCTCGCTATGCTTTCGCGTATAACTCTCGCCTCAATATTGCAAACATAAAGAAAATGTTGTTTTCTGGCTATAACGCGGCATCTGTATTTTGTTATACAGATGGATATGTCGGCAATTGGAATGATGAGCACATGACCCCAACATACTTTGACGACAAGGCTGCCTATTCTGTATACATTTACATCAAGCAGGACGGCAGGGATATTATAGTGAGAGGGGATGCATATCAATTGGGCAACTATGATGCTCCTATGTTGTTCATATACTATCCTAATGTCAATGCTTACAAGGCTGTCATTGTAAAGTGGTACGTTTGGGGTTCCCCATACGAGGTGCAGCTCGAGCAGCATGGTTTCCTTAATGGTTCATTCTATTTTGGAGGTTGGGACAATCCAGAACAGAAAGGTACAACTCCCACCGTATCGAGCATTTCAGACCGCACAATAGATGTCCCCAACAAAATCTACACCTCCGAGGTCAACAACCCCTTCTACTTCCCGGTACTTGGTATCAACACCGTTGGCACGGGAGAGATTAAGGGCATCTGTTCTGCAGCAAAGGCTCTCTCAGAAGGACAGTTCGGACAGTTCCCTCTCTATGCCTTCACCTCTGAGGGTGTATGGGCGTTAGAGGTTTCGTCTACTGGCACCTATTCTGCCAAGCAGCCCATCACGCGCGACGTGTGCATCAATCCCGACGGCATCACACAGCTCGACTCCGCTGTTCTCTTCCCAACAGACCGCGGTATAATGCTGATCAGCGGCTCGCAGACACAGTGCATATCCGAAGCCATCAACTCCGAATATCCGTTCGATGCGCTCCGGCTTCCCGGGTTCGACAAGCTGCACACCATGCTCGGACATGAACCTGCAACAGACAAGTGTCTGCCCACGCTGCCGTTCACAGAATTTCTGAAGCAATGCCGGATGCTGTACGACTATGTTCATCAGCGCGTCATTGTCTATGCGCCCGGTATCACCTACGCCTATGTATTCTCGCTGAAGACAAATCAATGGGGAATGATGTTCTCTAACATCGTCTCACACCTCAATTCATATCCGGATGCACTGGCCATGGACACTAAAAATGCTGTGCTCAATTTCTCGGTACCAGTAACGGATACCGTCAAATGCCTGTACGTCACACGCCCTCTCAAACTTGAAGCGGCAAACGTATTGAAGACTGTCGCCAGTGTCATACAGCGTGGACTGTTCCGCAAAGGAAACGTATCAACGGCCCTCTACGGTTCGCGCGACTTGCAGAACTGGCACCTTGTATGGTCAAGTAAAGACCATTACCTACAGGGCTTCCGTGGCTCTCCTTACAAGTATTTCCGAATTGCCGGTGTAGCCACACTCTCACCAGATGAAAACATCTACGGCGCGTCAGTCGAGTTCACACCTCGACAAACCAACAAGCCGAGATAAAGAAGATATTATTAGGTTTAGTTATTTATTAAGGTTAGATTGTTTTAGGTAACTATGAAAAGAGCCGGGATGCGTGATGCACCTCGGCTCTTGTCTTTATTATCCTAACCAATGTTGCCTGATACGCTTCCTCTCCATTCTTGAATGGATGGAGGTGCGTATTTCTTGCTCTGCCTCAGCAGCCTTGGCAAGCCACGTCTCCGACTTCGACGGATTAGTTATGCTTAGCCAGTCGGCCACGCCTCGGCACACAAGGTATTCATGTATCAGCCTTTCCACATAGGTCAGCGTGGTTTGCGAAATAGTGTTGGGCACACTCATGTTTATATGATATTGCTCCCTCTCCTTTAGCTTGTCGTCAAGACATAGTTTGACGATTTCCTTCTTTGACCAAGGGTAAAGTATTTCCCGGCACATGGAGATACCCAAATCCAGCACTCTTGTCACCCGGTCCACATTGCCCTCCTCGCCAACGTCAGCCACCATGTGCTTGGCGTGCTCGGTTTCCGGGGCCATTACATGGCTCTCCACATAGGCATTGTTCTTGATGTCATAGAGCAGCTGTTCTCGCTCGAAGGTAAGCTTTACCTTTAGCTTCGCTCCCTCATTCTCTATGCAGCAGCTCATAAGCGTTCCTCCTTAGTCTGTTGGACGCTTCGGGCGGCTACGCTTGCTCACTGCCTGTTGGATGCTCAGCAAACTTCTCTGTGCAAGGGCGATGTACTGTTCAGCGTCTGCCTTGTTTGTCACCATGTACCACTCGGCGATGGCAGAGTTCTTCAGGTAGTCGTGGATAGCCTCGCCTACACCGGTGGTTGCAGCCTCGTTGAAGTTGCTCGGCATTGTGAGGTTAAGCGTCAGGTCTGTGCTGCCGTCATAGTGGCTGTTGTCTGTGGTTGTGCCGTCCTCGTTGAGATAGTCTGACAATTCTGTCTTCACCTCGGCAAAACCTTTCTTGATAGAGCGAAGTATCTTCTCGCGGTTTTCTTCGTCCTCAGAGGCAAACATGCTCGCCACCTCCTTGTGGTTGTCCTTGTTCTGGATAGTACGGCCACGCAAGAAGGTCTCGTTCATGATGTCGAAGAGAAGCCACGAAATTTTGATGGTTGCCGTCACGCTCTTCTTGGCACCTAATGTCTTTTCTTGTCCTTCCATGTCAATAAAATATTATTTGTTAGTCACTCGGACGGGTCGGTCTCTTGCGGCTGTATAGCAGACGTTCCGCACCGTCCATCATTTCTCCGGCTTGGTTGAAGTAGTCAGCGGCTTCGCCCTTGTTGGCCAGCTTGAACCACTGGGCGATGATTGAGGCAATGAAGAAGTTGCGAAGGGCCGACTGTACATTGTCCTTCTTCCCTTTGTCAAACGACTTGCTCACCTCCAGCACGGCTTCGTAGCCTGTCCTCGTCGCAAGCGACGGAACAACGATGCTCTGTGCCTCCACATCTTTAGGTTGTTGTATGGGTGGAATAGGAGTTATCGTTACAAGTATCTGCTTCGTAGCTCCGCTCACAATCATCTCTTTCAGCCTCTCATTGGTGGCAAGCACCGACTCCTCCCAAAACCTGCCGAGGTCTGAAAGGTCGCTGTCCGTGGCGAGGATGCGGTCTCGTGCTCCATCGTCGCCGTCTATCAGCTTCGCGCCTGTGTAGTCGGTAGCCTTTGCCACCTCTTCATACACGTCGTCCTTGAATATCTGTACGGTGATTGTCTCCATGTCAGAACGAAATTAGTGAATACGTTAGTCCGATGCCTATATATGGCTGCATACCTTGTTTGCCAAAGCCGTAACCTGCCGTCACACCGATATGCCATTTCTTAGGAGGCTGCTTAATCTTGCGCGTTACATACTCATGCTTGGGATATACATAGATGCTGTCAAGCTGCACGTCATATCCGCTCACCCATGCCGTATAGTCACTGCTTTTATACATCTTTTGGATGATGGGGATAGTAACCTCCGTACTGTCACGCACATCTGCCGCATCGTTTTGTGTACAGCTTTCTGCTGGTTGTGTGTCCGCACGGATAGATGGCTGCGCCTTGTCACTCTTGGGAAGGGTCACGGTCTTGTACGTCAACACCAAACTGTCCTTGGGTACTGGCTTATAGTAAGGTATGGTGTCAATCACAGTGTCACGCACCACATCTGCAGGTTCATGATCTTTGCTGTAGCCTCCGCAATGCACGATGCCAACCAGACAGACGATGCCAACAACCACACCTAACATTGCCCACAAAAAGCCTAAAATCTTCTTATCCATAATAGTCTTTGATAAATTCAACAATAGCGTTCACATGCACGGCTGTCACCTTCTCCTTGCCTTCCTCACTCAACAGCAGATCAACGTCTTCTTTGTTGTCTTGGAAAAGGTTCTCCGTCAACACTGCAGGGCAGTTCGTGTCTCTACAGATAGCAAGGTTCTGGGCGATGTACTTGGCATAGGGCACACAACGGTTGCCTTTCAGTCCTTGAAGTATTGCTTCGTTCCAAAGATACTGCGCCAAAGCCTTGCTCTTTGCGGATGCGTTCATGCCTACATGGGCAGAAAAGCCTCGCGCCTCATGCCATTTGCCGTCGCCTCCTGCTGCATTGTTGTGGATCGAGACAAGCAGTACGTTCTTGGTGCCTACTTTCTTGCAGATGTCGTTCACACGCTTGCAGCGTACAGACAGTGCAACGTCCTGCTCCTCTTCCACAACACGCTCTGCATTGTAGCCCATGCCGCGAAGCTCGGTCATAACTCGGGTTGCAATCTCTCTTGCATAGGCATATTCACGCAAACGACCATCAGGCGATTGCTTGCCTTTAGTGTTCACTCCATGCCCATTGTCGATTAGAATTTTAATCATAATATATAATTTGCTTAGAAAGTTGTAGAAATCTGTATATAATTTTACGCAAAAGTTGTATTTATGCGTTCAACCTTTGGTAAAAGTCTGTCTTGATATTATCATACGCAAGTTTAATGTTAGTATAAGCACGAGCATTGTTTGCGCCATCTTCATTATAAATCTCACCTTCAACAATCTTCGCCACGTCCTCCACCCATGCCGAACTGCAAAACTCTGAAATGGATTTACCTCGATATGTGAAAGAGTCGAAGCGCGAGTTGCGGTCGTTGTGTATAACGAGCAACGACTTGCGTATCTTCGCTGCTGTCGCTTCGTGGTCTATGATGTGGTTCTCTTCTCTTACACGCTTGATAAGCCTGCACACCTGCTCAATGCTGAGGTCGAAAGCAAAACCTGTAAGGTTGCGGATGCGTAACAATGTCTCCGGGCGAAGCCCCTCTGATATGTCTTGCAGCATGTCGTTCTGCTTACGTGTCTCTTCGGCAAGGTTGTGCATACTGTCCTTCTGGTCTTGCATCATCTGTTCGATGATGCTCTTGAACCAACGGAAGAGGGCCACCATCATAGCTGCGGAAAGGAGAAGGAAAAAGGCTGCAGTTATTGCCATCATGCCATAGTCGCTAATACCTTTAGCCACCTGCGTAATTTGACTTACATCGTTCATTTCCCTGTCAGTGTTACTCTTATCAAGCGTCCTACAACTACTCCGGCCATCGTACAACCGAAGTCAACCCAATCCCATTTGCCGCCATACAACTTGTCTTTAAGTTCCAAGGCTCCAGCTACACCAGCTCCGGCATACAGCGCACAGTAGGTATCATCAGCTCCCAAGCCGATGAGAACGCCGCCTACGATATGTCTGCCGCGGTTGCTGGATTTTAACCATGTAATAATCTTTTTCATTGCCATTATGATTTTATGTTCTTGGCAAATTTAGCGACTTAACCGGTGAGCGTCGTTTTAACTATTGTAGCACAAAAAAAGAGGAGCAAGATTTCTCCTGTTCCTCTTATTGATAATGTTGTGATTACATGTCAAACACGTCCCAATCTACATTGTCCTTCTCCTTCCATCCGTTCCTGATGGTTTCAAGAATGAAACATGCAGCGGCCTCGCTGAACTTCTTGAACTCGTCTCGCGTCTGGAAGGTATGATAGATTGGTGTAGCGTCGGCTTTCTCGTTGAGCTTCAACGTAAGTGGGAATGTAACACTTTCGTTGTTCTCAATAGAGGCAAAGTTACGCTGCTTCTCGTCTGTGAGCCAAACCTTGATGCCCTCATACTCAAACTGATTAACAATCTTGTCTTTGGTCTCTGCGTCTATCGTAGCCCAAACAAGTTTCTTTATCTCGTCAAGCGTGGGCTTGTGCGTGAACGTATGGCGGTATTCGTATGTACCGCTCTCTGTTTCATACAGACCGAAATAGAGCAGCCATTTATTCTTGCCTACTCGTTGCAGTCCGTCCTGACGTTTGGTTGTGCCGTATATCTTTTCCATTGTCGCTATGATTTTGTTGAGGCAAAGATATAGTATGCAGCCCAATTCACGCTTTTATCTTTAGTGAGTCGCTTTAGGTGAAGTTATACTTTCGCTTGCTGCCGTCAAACTGTTCGCACTTGATGACGGTCTCAAACGGAAAGCCATCCTCGATGTCGCTTATCTGGTCAAGGATGCCTTTCATCTCGTCCGAAGCGGTGAAGAACTTGCCCCATTCCTGTGTCGCAGGGTTCTTGAACGACACTAAGTAGCGGTCTTCGCCAAACTTCGTGTCCAGTGTCTCGTAGTCGTGAATTTCTACCGGGATGTTCACGATGTCACCCAAGCGTGTCACCTTACCGGGAAAACGTTTCTTTCCGTCTGCTGGCTTATAGGTCACGCCCATTTCTGAAAATTTCTTCATGTTTTTACCTGTTAATATATAATATAAATGCTGGCAGTCCGCATGACATGCCATTCCTTTGAACGAGCCTATAATTTGTTGCCTTCGCTTTCTCGACTTTATCTTGGCGAGTTTCCTCGCAGCGTTCACCTTTGTGCGCTTGCGTATTCGTGAGTGGTCACCATAATCAATATAACCCAGTGCATCCATTCCTGCACTCACTGGAGCAACCTTCTCGCTCGGCTTGATTATCAGATTGTAGGGTTTACTTAGCCTATGCAGTGTGTCCATGTGTTTCCACAACTCTTTTTTGTTGTCTCCATATATGTATATGTCGTCACAAAAGCGGTTGTAGTTATCCTTTCCACACTCCTCTATCATGGCATGGTCAATGTCATTGTGGTACAGGTTGCCGAAGAACTGCGAGGAGCGTAGTCCCTTGCTGATGCCTACGTTGCCATCCGGGTGCAATACTTTAACGAAGTCTATTAGTATGGGGAGTAATATCGGGTCGGCTATATACTGCTTGATGATGTCAATCATCTTGTCGTGCAATATGTGGTCATAATAACCTTTATAGTCGCTTTGATAATAATATATAAGGTCGGGGTTCTCGGCTCTCACTTCCTGCATCTTGTGGAATAGTCCGTGTGGGCCGCGTCCTTCTATCGAAGCTGCCGTGTTTTCAATTAGCAATGGCGAAAGGTGTTTTTCCACAATCTCCATGATGGCATTGCAGCCTATACGTTTCACAACAGGAGGTGCTTGAACCATTCTTCTCTTCGGACCATCGTCCACTTCAAACGAGGATAAACGAACAACGCGGAAAGTTCCATTACCTATTTGTTCTTTCAACTCGGCAATAATTTCTTTCTTGCGTCTCATATAGCGCACCATGCGTGGAGTACATTCCACACCATCTATAACAACCGTCTCCCTCCATTTTATTCCGCTTCGCGTGTCTGCGTTATGAAGGTTCGACATGACACGCTTGAACGAGCGTTCCATGTTTTCGTCCGAAATAATTTCTGGGATGAGGTTATATAAAGGAAAACAGATAGAAGTCGGTGCTTCTACCTGTCCTAACAAGTCTTCCAATGTGTTGACAGCCTTCCTGTCCTGTGGGGAGATACTTGCGCACTCCCCACATGTGGTTAATGTCGTGTTCCGGCTTCCATATTTATATGCTGTTGCCGAGGCTCTAATCCCTCGGAGTTTGTTTGTGGCAATCCTCGTGCCACGTCAGAGACCTCCGATTATATTTTAACCAAAGAATTTCAGCCGCCCACCGTAGTTCGTGTTCGAGTTCGAAGAAGCGTTGTTCGCGTTCGCATAGGCGAGACCGCTGTTCGCATTCGAGTTGTTGCCAGACCGCAGAACACAGCGGCGCGTGGGATTTTCTGCCTTTTGTTTCTTGTTATACTATCGGACGCACAATGTCCACTTTTAGTCCCAAAGCGTCAATGATGCGGAAAAACATTCCCACACCAGGCTCTATCACACCTTTCTCTATGCGTGATATGTAGGTCTTGTCCGTACCGACTTTCTTTGCGAGGTCAGATTGGGTCATGTGCTCCTGCTTACGGGCATCATAGATAATCTGTCCCACGCAATAGTTGGTGGCTTCTTTTCTGAAAGCCTCTCTTTCCGCAGTTCCTACTGCTCCATACTTGGCGTCAAGAATGGCATCAAAACTGCTAATGTCATTTCTTTCCTGCATAATATTCCTTTTTAAGTTCAAGTGCTCTGTCTATCTCTTTGGAGGGTGTCTTCTGGGTTTTCTTCTGAAAGCCGTTGAAGAGCATCACGATGTTGCCCTCGTCGAAAATGAAGAACGCTCGATATATATTACCATTGTAGGAGGCTCTTATTTCATAGAGACCATCCTTTATGTACTTTACAAATTTTTCGCTCACTCTGTCCTGCATCTTCAGCACATCAAGCACATAGTCTATCTTCTTCTGCGCTCCTGCTTCCAAGGCGCGGTAGAACGTGAGGAAATAATCTTTGTAAACCAGTATTCTCCGTTCTGAGTTCATGGTGCAAAGGTAATACAAAAAGTTGATATATCATACAACTTTTACTTTTATTTTGCAGAGCCTATAAAAAATCTCGCTGACGCGAGATAAAAAGGGAGAGGGAGCAGCCTCCTTTCGTCGGCTCTCCCTCTGACGCTTTTTTCGAGCTTTCGCTTTCCGCTTAGTCAACAATCACGAATTTTCCGCGGAAGGCCAGCCGACCGCCGCAGTACGTGTACGAGCACGAAGAAGCGCTGTTCGCGTACGCATAAGCGAGACCGCTGTACGCATTCGAGTTGCTGCCAGACCGCAGAACACAGCGGCCTCTGCTGCCGGGGAACCATAGTCCTGCCGCATAGTGGGTCGTGTATTTGCTGGTGTCGGTCTGATGCACCTTGCTGGGCAATATGTCGCACTTGGCTCCATGCACAACTCTCACCACGCAGTTGCCGCCACTGGTAACGCTCTGTACCATGCGCTCTGTCTTCTTTATCGGGTCGTAGATGTGGAACACATAGTCCACAGGGTCGTCGTTTGTCTCCACGCATCTGTTCTTGTAGAACTCTGTGTAGCTCTTCACGTTTCCTGCTATGTAGTCCATCCACTCCGAGTCACAGCCCACATAGTGCTTCAAGCCCATGATTGAGTTCATCGCATTGCCCACATAGGCGGTGTCGGCCATGCCTATGTCGTCGCGGCTGTTCAGTATCGCATCATGCGCTCCGTTGCCCACAACGGCTTGCTCGTTGGTCGTGCCGTGCGTTGCCCACCACAGGTTGCTTATCTCCTTGTGCATCTCGTAGTCTTGCAACTGATAACCCTCGCCACGCATACGGCAGCAGTTCTGGAAGTCCTTGTCGGTGAAGTGCAACGTGCCGTTAGGCATCTCCGTCGGGTTGCCCTCGCTGTCGTATGCCCATTCGTTTGAGGTCTGCGATGTTCCGTCGCCTTTCTTCGAACGCACCGCTCCCGATATGCTTCGGGGGCGTTTCAGTCCGTCTATGGTTATGGGGTACGTTCCAACGAGGCTGTCCACATCGCCCACGGTATGCTCCGTCCATTCGGGTTCTATGGCTTCCAAACTCTCGCTGTCAACGGCAAGACACATGGTGTCTTCGATGTCGCGATACGATGTGAAGTACATCCACTTGGCACCGTTCGGCACATCACAGAACACATATTTGCCTATGGTGAAGTCAAAGTAGGTGTGGCTCACCATCATGATGAACTTGCCTACTATCTTTCCGCTCGCATCGGTGAACACGGCTCCGAGCCTTGCATGGTTCAGTCCAGGCCACCTCACTTGCTTCATGCCTTCCACGTCCATGCGGTAGGCATTCACGTTGGCGGCTGTCGTGATGATGTTGTCGCCGATGGTCTCGCCCTCCTGCGCCTCGTCTGCATAGATGCCTGTATTCTCGGCATAGAGCAACTCCGAAAGCATTGCTTCTTTCTTCTTGCCTACGGTGGTCAGCGGCTCGTTGTCGGTCATTGAGTGGAAGATATACTTTACTTGGTTCTTGTAGTCGTTCACACCTTTGTACCAGAAGTGGGGTAAATGGTGGAAGATGTCGAAGCCTTCTCCTGCGCTGTCGCCCACATCAAAGGTTTCGCCGTTAATGAGGCGGTTGAAGTCGGTGTCGCTCAGTTGTCTGCCTTCCATCTGTTTCAACTTACTGTTGTAGGTACACTTGTAGGCATGGGTGTTCTGCACGATTTTCAGTGTGTGTCCGCTTGCCACGAATGTCTTGTCGTAGTCGGCACCTGTCTCGTTCTCGGGATTGCTGTATTTCTCGCAGAAGTCGCCGCTCACTACATCGTCTATCTTCACCATGGAGAACTGCGAGTTGATGACGGTCAGTCTGGGGAAGTACGTTTGCAGGGCTTCCACCTCTTCATCTTCCACCAACTCTGTCAATATCCAGCGTCCCAACAGTCCACTACACTGGCCGCACTCATCGTAGGTTGCTCCGTTGGCATCTATTCCCACGGCACCGCTATTCTTTATAGCGCGCAGCATCTCCACACTTGCCGTGGCATTGATGCCGGGTATGCGCACACTCTTCAACGCTCCTGCCGTGGTTATCTGCCGCAGCAAGGTCATGGTGTCTATCTTCGGACATTCGTCCAAGAACATCTTCGTCACCTTGCTCATGCCGCCCTCAATGGTCAGTCCGCCGGGATAGGTCAGCCGTGGCAGGTTCTTGAAGTAGAGTGTGGTCATAGTACCGGGCAACTGTAGCGTTTCTATCGGGGCGGTCTCTGCCAAGTCAATGCTCGCAAGTTGCGAACCGCTCGCCAGCACCTCGGTCAGCCGTGGACAGTACGAGGCTATGATGCTCGTTATCTTCGTGTTCCGCACGTCTATGCGCTTCAAGAAACTCTTGTTGCCCATGTTCAGTTGGGTGATGGCTCCACTGCCTTCTTCTGGCGTATAGTCCTCACCGCCGATGATTATCTCCTGCAGCAGGTCGCAGTTGCTGATGTCCCAGCCCTCTGCCTTTGGTGTGCAGCCGCTCACGTCAAGGCTGGCAAGGTATTTCGCACCAAACACATAGAGCATCGTTCCCGAGCCTGTGGCGGTCATGCCGCTCTTCAGCGTATAGCTTTCTCCTGCTTTGAGGTAACAGCTGTCCACACAAGCGTCTGCACGGTCCACACCCAGTCCGAAGAATGCGTCCTGCGCTGCCGTTATCTTGATGCTGATGTCCGTACCCACGGCACGCATCTTGAACGGGTTGGTGTACAGCTCGCCAACTTGGTAGAAGCCGTCACGATAGGCGAAACGCTTCTCAAACGTTACAGGCAGGTCTTCATACCTCAGTCCGTGTACGGCATAGTAGTAGTTGGCTCCTGCCTTGGAGTTCTCTATGTATTTGCGCTCGTTGTCAAACGAACTGGTTATCTTCGCCCACTTGTCTATGCGGTCGGTTATCCACAGCTTCTTGCAGCCGTCTGCCGAGAATATCTTGATGCCGTCTGCCTCTGCCGTGCGCATATCCTGCGCCACATCATGCAGTGTTACGGTAGTGCTGCCCTTGTCGTCAAGCCAGAACTTGTCTCCTGCATACGCTTGCTGGAACATCACCGAGTTCCAGCCTTGGTAGTAGTGCTTGGGGTCTACCTTGCTGTCCAAGTCCCAAGGTATGGTCACACCGCAGTCGTTGTCCGAGAGCCACACGCAGTCACCATCATACCAGTGGTTGAAGTAGGCGCGTACCAGTCCGTTGGTGTCGAGGTAGAACGTTATCATCATGTTCTTGCTTCGCTGGTCAACGGCCAATACATAGTCGCTGCCCACCACATACGACAATGTGGATTTCACGTTGGCCCATTCGTGCAGCTCTTCGCAGAACTTCTTCAGACGGTTCTCCTTGGTTCCTGCCACGGTCTTGCCGTGAATGGTGATGTCGCCGTCTGCCTCTGTGCGGTCTTGCGAGCAGTCTTGCGTCCACCGCAGCCACTTGTACAGGCGGTACGGCACTTTCTTGCCCTGCGCATACAGGTCGTTCAAGTCGTCATCATCGGGGTATCGGCTTTCGTAGTAACTCAGCCAGATGGGTTTGCTTGTGGCAGGGTCGAGCTTCATCATGTCTTCGATGCCGTTCACGCCTTGCAGCCAGCACAGACTGTCATACTTCAAGTACTCGAAGCACTCCACAGGGTTCAGCACTCTGCCTGTCACCGTCCATTTCTTCACGCTCTGGTCATACTGCATCTTGCCCGTGGTGTCTTTCCACTTGCCGCCTGTGTACTTCACATACTTGTAGTCGTTGGTCAAGTACACCGTTCCCCAGTCATAGTTCTTCACATCATCGGCAATGACTTCGGCAAGGCTCTTGTCCACTTCGGTCGGGTCGGCGGTAGCATCACACTCTGCCATTTTTCCCGTACCGTCATTCTCCAGGAAGATGTGCTTCTCGCCGCAGTACTCCGAGAGCATGTAGATGTTCGAGGCTATGAGTTCGTCACTCTTGGCAAGGGTCTGTACCTTGAAGATGTTGATGTCTTGGCCTTTCTCTGCCACGAGTTCCTTGAAGTCGCCATAGTTCAAGCAATCTCCGTTGTAGCCGCTCACTTTCTCGAAGCCGAAGAAAGAGGGGTTGCCCTTGTCCACGTTGAAGTTGGCCTTGGCATGGAAGTAGGCGTAGGTCTCGTTGGTGGCATCCACGCTCTGCTGGTCGGTGCGGAACAGGGCGCACGTCACGCTGTCGATGCTGGTGTTCATCGTGCCTTCGCCGTTGTAGGCGTTCTGTGCAGGGGTCATATAGTCGGCTCCCATGGCGCGCTGCACCTTGTTGAACAGTTCCATCGTGGCTCCGTTGTTCGCGCCTGTCGAGTCGGAATAGTCCACCTTGATTGTTATGGTCTTTACCCACAAGCCGCCGTCTATCACCTGTATTTGGCTCTTCGCTGCCATCTTCTGTGCCGTCTTGAACTTAGCGAGTGCCGTCGGGTTGTCCTTGAAGTCCTCCTCGGTGTGGAGCATCTCAATCTTGCAGCCCTTGAACTTGCCTTTCTTGTTCTTGATTGGGCGAAGCGATGAGGTCGTGCCTTGGTTGGTGGTCGGCACATTGTACACCTTGCAGTCCTGCCATGGGCGGTCGGGAAAACGGATTACCCAGTCAAAGTAGGCTTTGGTCTTCTTGTCGCCGTCCAGCTTGTCAAGGTAGCCGGGGTAGCTCTGCTCTATGTCGGGGGTGTCGGCGTTCTTCAGCAGCGTCACGCAGCACAGTCCTGCGTTCATGCACGCTTGCAGTGTGGGGCGGTCTTTGGTTGTTCCCTCTGCCGTCTGCGATGCCATCACTTGGTTCTTCTCGTATTCGGTCAGCATGGCGGTGGTGTCTTTCTGTCCTACGAGGTAGTTGTTGAACGCTTGGCGGTAGTTGTAGTAGGTCGCCCATGCCGTGAGGCGGTACAGGTAGATGTCGGCTTTTGTGCCGTCAAAGAGCATCGTCATGTCGTTGTGCGCGAAGCGTCCTGCATTGTAGTAGGTGGCTGCTGCCTCGTCTCCGTTCACATATATCTTGATGCTGCCTATACCCGAGTAGGGGGCAATGCTGGTCGGCTCTATCACGATGTCAAAGCGGGTCTCCTTGTCGGTCGCATACAGGGCTACGGCGGTCTGCTGTGCGCCAAGGTCGTCTGGGTTGGCGGCGGTGGCTCCGTCGCAGGTGAATACAAGCTTCTCGCCTGTCACATAGAAGCCGAGCGAGTTGTCGCCAAGGCAGTCTATGAGCCTTGCCGTGCGGTCTTCCACGTTCTTCACCTTGATGGTGAAACTCAGTGCCAGTCCGTTCTGCTCGATGCTTGTGCCGGAGAATGGTTTGTAGGTGCATCGGGCTTTCATGTCCTCTGCTATGCGCAGTGCCATGCGTCCCTTGTCGTTCTCCGTTCCGTAGGTGGGTGTGCCGTAGGTGTCCTTTACAAAGCCGTTGCTGCTCCAGTTACAGTTCTCCACGTTCACCTCCACGCTGCCGTCCTTGATACTCTTGTCGGTCTCGCCGTTGCTGCGTGAGTCCATTGTGATGTTGAACTCTCTGAGGGTGGTCACTTCTTCCACGTCTACAAGCGAACCGTCCACCACAAATGTAGCGGTCTCGCCTTGGCTGTCGCCGCACGTCACTTGCACCGACACGCTCTTCGTGCCGTCATGCACGCTCTCAAGCACTTGCTTGGTGTAGGTGTTGGTCTGCTGGCGGTAGGCTATGGCGGTGGTCTCCTTTGCTCCGTCATAGAGTATGGTGGCTTGCGGCTCATCGTTGTCGCCTACATACACGGCATAGTCTATTTCGATGTTCTCGTATAGCTTGCGCTTGCCTTTCAGCTGGTCGGTGTACCACCGCATGGCGATGATTGGGGTATTGTTCCCTGTTTCCACTACCATAATGGCGGTATGCAGGTAGTTGCCCCTCACACCGCTGCCCACATCTTCGCCATGGATGCGCAGGGGATAGGCTCCGTGCGTGAGTGCTTCAGTCAAGCAGCTCTTTGGATCCACGGTGATGCTATGCGAGTAGGTGTCAAGTATGGTCTGCTCGCCGAGGGTCTTCCACTCGCCGTTCATGTATATCTCGGTAATAACCTTGATGCCCTTGTCCGAAGCGTTGTTGGCAAACTTGTACATCGGTATGCTCTTGGCGACTCCGCCTACGGCAAGCGAGGTGCTGCTGGTGTAGTTCAGTGTCTGCACACTGCTGATGGTCACGTCCACACCGCTCACGTTGATGTTGCGGCTTCCCGTGTTTCCTGCATCGTCGTAGGCTATGAGTTGGAACCTCTTTGTTGTGGCGGTCACGAAGTAGCTGCTCACGTCCATCTCGAAGTCGTAGGTGTCTCCGCTGGCTGACGAGGCGCGGTTGAACATGAAAGTCTCCAAGGTCTGTCCCGTGTCGCGGTCTTTCAGAACCACCTTTTCTATCATGTTGCTCAGCTCGTTGTTGCCTTGCGTGGTGATGCTTCGCACGGCGGCTTTCATCACCACGCTGCCTCCTGCCTTGGCATAGAGCGGACTTTGCTCAAACTGTATGCTCACAATGGTGCCTGTACTCTCTCCACCACCGCCGCCTACGGCAAACTGCACCTCATCGCCCACGGCTTCATGCTCGGCGTTCTCCAGCTGGAGTTTCACCACACCTTGGGTTTCGGTGTCGATGCGCAGGTTGTTGGGTATGTTGGTGTATGCGCCGCCTGTCGAGAAGGCTTCCTTGCCGTCTTTCTCTGGGGTGTCCGAGGTGGGTACGGCATTGTTGCCGCCTCCGCCAAACTCCACCCACGGCTTCAAGTCGGCTGGGTTGATGTCTTCTACGTTGCGTGTGAATTGGTAGGCTTCCCATTTGGGCGAGCCGTTGCTGGTCATGTCTGCGGTCTTGTAGGTCAGCACAACACCTGCTTTCATATACGACAGTCCGCTCTCTTTCTCCTTGTCGAGCACGGCTTTTATGGCGGTAGAAAGGGTGTATTCAGTATCATCGCAGATGTCATTTACATTCACCGTGTTGCCTATGGCACTGCCGTTCGAGCCGAAGTCTGTCCAGTTGGCCTCGGTTTTCCAATCTGTTTCTGTTTTCTTGCCGTAGTTCGTCCACTGCTTGTTTTGTATGCCTGTTTCTGAAAGGAATGATAGAACAATACCGGGCTTCATATAGCGCACGCTGTTCTCCAAATCGAAGATTTTTTCAAGCACAACAGATAGTGTCACCTCCCTTTCGCCCAACGATAGCAGGTTATTAGCATTGATTGTGTTGCGACATAGTAGTTCTGTGGAGGTATTTTCTATCAGTTGACGGTTGATGTCAGCTGTACTCTCCACCTCGTTCATACGTTCCTGAATGTCGGCTCCTTCATTACCAGGAAATGCGGTGCCGCTGGTATGACCGAGCGCAAGGTCTGAACCGATTACGGCAAGTTTTGTCCCTGCCCAGCGGTAGGTCTTGTTGGTGCTTACGTCCATGAATATCTTGCCGCTGTGGGGCACACGACCGTTCATGGTGGCTTCACCGTACAAGTCACCATCGAGCCAATTGTTGTAGTAAGTGATAGTCGGACGTAAGTCAAATTCAGACTCTGATGGCTTGGAATATTTCAGTAAGAAAGTGTTGGTTGTCTTGTTATAAACAACCGAGCAGTTTTCATCATCTGATTTTTTAGATACAGAAGACATCTGCGCTGTTACATCACTTACGATGCAGCCAAATTCCAAGGCATCGTCCACATAACTGGGCAGATATTGCGAAGACACCTGTCCGTTCTCGTCCAGCGGTGCCAGTCCTCCTGCCTCTCCTTTGGTCTTTTTGAAAGTGTTGAGGTCACTCTGCACTTCCGCCACACCCTTGGCAAGTTCCGTTTTGTTGTCACTGACGGTCTTTTTCAGAGTTGTTATGTCGCTCTGTGCAGTGTTCATCTGGGTATTTAGAGTGTTGATGCTGTTACCCTGCGTGGTCTGCGTGGTGCGCAAACTGCTGATGTCGCTCTTGTTCTGGTTAACGTCCACCTTCACGGCTTCGAGATCGGCTGTCATTCCCTCCACGGCTTCCATGTACTCGGTGCTATCAACCGTAGGATTACCCTTCAGCAGCGGATTACCGTTGCTGTCAACTTGCGCTACCCATGTACCACCGTCAGCTACATAGAGTTGGCCAAGATGATCTGACGCAGCACTGCCTTCTACGGTCACCAACGCCCACCATCCTTCATGAGGATTAGGGTAAGCCTCGCGTAGCTGTGCAGCCGTTTTGAACAGGCCTTTGTTCGGGCCTTTTATGTTCTTGGCTTCAAGCCAGCCGTCAACGGTCAGATTGTGGCCGACCTTTGCCGAACCGCGTATGGTGGTCTTGCCGCCGATGTTAACGTCACGACCAACCGCAACGTCACCATCTATCTGTTTTGTTGGTATTGAACTCATTATTCAAAAATGCTTTTTGCCAAGGTGTTCATTGCGGCTGCTTGCTCGCTCGCACCATAGGCGGTTAATACTAATGCAGCCGTAGTATAGACCACGGCTGTGTAACAACGCTCGCTGATGTCTATGCCGTCCTCCTCGTCTATGCTCGGATAAGGAATGTAGGAGGCACGTTTCACGTAGGCTTCTTCACTGTTGCAACTGTAGAACTCCAACACCTTGCCCTCGGCACGGTTCACTACGGCACACACCGGCTTCTGGACATTGCCACGAATACCCTTGTATCTTGACGATTGCAGGTCATACAATGGGTCGTCTGCTGATATGGCCATATAGCAGGTGCGTTCCCAGTCGCTCATGCGAAAGGCAACAAGACGCATGAAATCATCGGGCAGCAGAGTCCAACCGCTTCCGTTCTCCTCCCAGTAGATGGCATCACCAAATACGTGACCTTCCTCCAAGTAGTGAACGGGAGCGGACGACTCTACACGCCGAACGGCTTCCACTATCTTTGAGCGGATGATGTCATTCAACGATAAGGTGTCAATGTCCTCATCGCTGATGAGCTGCTCGCTTGTCTTGTTCTCGTCAATGGCAATGCGCACGTCACGCTCCACGACTTCGATTTTGTACACCATACCATTGCTGTGATTACTCGGTTACAAAAGTGATTTTAACGCCATGGGTTTCACCTACAGCTATAATTTCTGCACGAGTTCTCATCGTACCACTCTTCACACCAAACGTCTTTGTAAGATAGTCCTTGGCTTCTTGGTTGGTACTGAACTCAACTTCAATAAGACCACGTTCGTCCTCTATAGGCTCGATGCCTGTCTCTGGTGTAGGCGTTTCTACTTCCACAGTCGGCTTCACTGTTTCAGTCTTTATTTCTTCAGACAAATGCTCATTCACCTGTTCGTCACTGTCAGGAATAGACTTGTGGGTAGCAATTCGCATGTGAGTACCGGGCAGTACTTGACGCATTACGAGACGGATAAAACCACTCTTGTATTCCTTTGAGTTCTCAATTACAAACTGTGTAATTGGGTCTTTGGTCACCATGTATGCAGGTTGCGAACCAGTTGGAGAAGACGTGCCACCAACGAACGATAAGTTCGCCTCAATGGTGCCGGCCTTAACTTTACCATGCCATTCCGTGAGACCATATACTCCGTATGTTTTAATTTCCATGTTATATTTTTTTATTAAAAATGGGGACGGATTGACTTAAAGCGCATCCACCCCCATAATTAGCGTTGACTAAAAAGTTACTCAGCTGAAATAGGGCCGTAGAAACGAACCCACTTCTTCTCGTTCTCGCCTGTCGCATTGTACTTGAATGCGTCTCCTGCACTCACAGTAATAGTTGCTGTGCCTGACTTGATGTTCATGCCATAAGCGAACACGTAAATTACGCCATCTTCGAGATCAGCTTCGGTTGGAGCTGTGTCACTACTCCACAAGCGGAACTCGTCTGCTGCAGGAGCGGTGTCGTCATCATCATCGTCACCATCAACCCAGATGTGACAGTTGCCCTTCAAGCCAAGAGCGTCACTGACGAGAACACCATTGCGTGTAGCCTCTTCACCTTCAACGTCCTCAGTGTAGCTGCTCTCACCACGACGTACATAGTGAACCAAACGGTCTTCACCAACAATTAGACCGCTGTTCTCGTAGCCGCAATCATTGAACGTCGGCTCAATCTTAATCTGAAGCTCACCGAAGATGCAGGAAAGGCGTGTCACCTTCCAGCCAAGTCTCTCATTTGTGTAAGGCTCCATCTTGACCTCTGTATGCTTGCTCCAGTCAATGAGCTGCAAGCTCTGACCAAGATTGTTACCAACGAGGAAGAGACCGGACTTAGGCTTGTCTGCACCACCGTAGTATAGCTTGATGAGAGACATTACATCCTCAAATGTCCACTTGCCACGATGCTTCACCTCACGCTTCACCTGCCAACGAACACCATTGGTTGTATAGTCCCACTGGTCGTCACCCATGCTTGAACGTACAAGCATCTTGTTCTGCTGAGAAATGAGAAGCGTACGGTTGCCGGCAGCCTTGAACTCACGCAACTGAGCCTCTGCCTTGACAGCCTCATCGTAAGGTATCTCCATGTTCTGGTCGGCAAGATACTTTGATACGATGCTTGTCATACCTCGCTTCTGCAAGTACAAGTCGTCTGGAGAAGGAATGACAGTATTGGGGTCAACCCACTTCTGAGTCTCATACATGGCATTAGCCATACGTACTAACTTCGTACCTGCTGTTATGATATTGGTATTGCTTGCTGTTGGAGAGGTTGCTGTTGGAAGACTGCCATACTGGTCTGTCGCAGCCTGCTTAACACCGTTGGTTGCTATACAGGTGATTGTGTCGTCGTTGTTCACGCTCTTTACAAAGAGCTGGAGGGGACGACGGCTCTTGACATTGGTACCACCGATAAAGTCGTAGCCTTTGACTCCCTTGACCATAAGAGTGTCGTATGCTCGAACTTTCTTCTGGTCGGCATTTACCAACGTGATAGTATTGCCATTAACAGATGCAACCGTAACGATTGGTGTGCCTTGGTCAATTGCATAGTGTTTCACTTCCATGCTATGAACGTTCACGGACTTTGCCATCAGCATAAGCTGCATCAAAGAGTTCTGATCACGTTCAAACATGAAAATTCGTTTGTCAACTTCGGGCATTACAAGTTCGCCCATACCTCCTGATGCGTTCTCTACTCCACTGACGGTAGTAGGCGCACCACCTAACTGTGTCTGAAGACCAGCGGAACCAGCACTTGGAGTAAGTTCAGGACTATCTGGCGTGTTTGCACTGCCAGAGTTCTGTTGCTGGGTTGTTGTTACTTCTACGCTCATTTTAATTTTTTTTATTTGTTATTGTTATGTTTCGTTTTTGCCGGTACCTTGACAATGCTTTTCTTCACAAAGCCTTCGTTATGTATAGCTTTGCTTGCTTCCATTAACGCACTTACAGTGGTACAGGCACCACCGATATGTGTTCGCAATCCTGCACTTCCTTGTGAGGGTTCACGTGGCTTTGTATTTGGAAATTCTACACTAATGCTCATGACGTATTATTTTGCAGCATTTGCAAAGTCAAAGATGTCCATGTTTCTCTTGTTCTTGGGCGCACCGCCATTCTTGCCGTTCAGTGGTGATGTGCCGTCGCCTTTGTCTCGCTTGCGCAAGCCTTCCACAATCTTGTCATTGCGTCCGGCAACACGTCCCTCTTCACTTGCTGAGGCTACATCACTGTCATGGTTGATGGCATTCACGAACATTGCAAGAGTCTCTTTCGAGAACTTGCCCATTACACCGTCACGAACCACGGTCAAAACGGCATCAACTACAGCGTCAATCTGTACGTCGCTCATGCCACGCTCTTCTTGGAACTGACGAAGGGTTTCAAGACTTGCGTCCATGTTCTTCTCATATTCCTCGTCAAGCTGTCTTGACTTGGCTACACGCTCCACATAGTCCTTGTTGGCCTCGGCTATCTTCTCCTGCATTTCAGGATCGTCAAGTACGTCCTGTATTTCTATGCCGAAGTTTTTTACAAGCCCGACGTAGGGGTCGTTACCATTGTGCATATCAGCAAGGAACTGTGCACTTCTCGGGTCAGCGGCAAACATGTCGGACATGGCCTTTTCCCTGTCCTTGTAGCCGCTAAGATCCTGCTCGTATTGGTCGTAATCGTCGTAAATCTGACCGTAAATCTCCTCATCATCCTCGAACTTCTTGTCGGGATATTTCTTTCGCAGCCGTTCCAACTGTTGGTCGCGTCTGCTCTTAACTCCGTTGTTATCAGCCATTATCTTCAAAATCTTTAGAATGTGTCATATTCATTTGCAAAAATACCTATATAAGATGTGGACTGACTTTTAACTTTTGTGACCTCGTTTCTGTAACTTTGAGGAAACAATCGAGCACTTTTATGAAATACTTTGGCAGCATTCTTGAATTTACACGCGAACGTAATAACGACCTCATGAGGGCATATCGGGAGAAACTCGCAGAGGCATCCATCATCGTGATGCCGGTCATCTTCGAACTTGTCGCTCAGTCTCCGGCTTCTCGCTTTTGGGTGAGCGAGGAGAGGGCTGCTATTGTCATTTCAGCAATGGCAGCTGGAAAACCGATGCCAAGGATGAGGAGCAACAAGCGTGAAATGTTTGAGGAGATTTACCGAAGGTTCGTTATACTACGTGAGAAACAGCCCGACAAATCGGTGTACGAACTTGTGACGAAAATAGTAAATCAACCTGCACCGAAATTCTATCTCACGCCTCGTACAGTGGGCGAATTTATTTACCGAATAAAGAATGGATGGTATGACAACCAATATGATAGATACAGAGATTGCACGCTTACTCGCTGAAAACGACCGGCGAAATGAGGTGATGTTCGCTCACTTCGACCCGGTCACGGGTGAAGGGTCCATAGGGGAACGTGTGCGAGTGTGTATCTCTGACTTTGCCATACCCGTCCAATGGCTCCCTGTAGAGATGATGAAAATACAAATGGTGAAGAAACTTGTCAAGGCTGGGTCTATCGACAAGTTTCTTTCGTCTGTTCTCCATGTTGAGCCAAACGATGATGATTACATCAAGGTCTCGCGTAAGTTCATACGACTACGCTTCAAACACGACTTCCCTTTCTGGGCGGCTACGCTCGTCTATATCCACAACAAGAAGGCTGGTAAGGACGTGTTGTTCCGGCTTTACTATCCGCAGCGTATTTTGGTGTCTCGTTTTGAGGCGAAGAGAAAAGCTCGTCTCCCTATACGACTAATATTGTTGAAGGCTCGACAGTGGGGTGGTTCTACTACAACACAGCTCTACATGGCATGGCTTCAGTTCAACCATCGAAAGGGACTAAATTCACTTATCATTGCACATCAAGGAGCGGCTTCTGACGAAATCAAGGATATGTTCGACCTCATGATTGACAGATACCCGGTAGAGTTCCTGCATAAACTGGGTGAGGCATATTCCGAGAACGAGCCGAAGTTGGTTGGTGTAGGTAAGTCTGGCTCCACTCATCGCGTACCACAACGCAATTGCAAGATTAAGGTTGGCACTGCTGAGCGTCCTAATGGATGCCGTGGCGGTGCCTATTCTCTTGTGCATTTGTCAGAGGTTGGTTTGTGGCAAAAGACAGAAGGTAAGTCACCGCAGGACATCGTGCGTTCGGCATGTTCCGGTATTCTTTTGGAACCATTCACGATGATCGTAATGGAGAGTACACCGAATGGAACAGGAAACTTCTTCCACACAGAATATACGGCTGCTGCAGATCCTACAATCAAATCACAATATGAAGCTCTTTTTATATCGTGGTTTCAGATTGAGCAGTATTCCAAGCAGTTCGCTTCGGCTGACGAAATGCGTGAATTTGCACAATGGCTGTATGAGAATAGAGAGAATGCCTATGTGCCGTCAAATCGTGAGGAGTCCGGACGCTACCTTTGGTCGTTATGGGAGAAAGGGGCTACACTGGAGGCTATCAACTGGTACATAGAGGAGCGTGCTGGTAAGGACGACTTTGCTGTAATGGCTTCCGAGTTCCCTTCTGATGATGTGGAGGCTTTCGTTCATTCTGGTTCTATGGTGTTCGACAAATACCGTGTCAAGAAGTTCGAGCGGTTCTGCAAGCAGCCTCAGTATATCGGTGAGGTATATGCTGATGGAGACGAAGGAGAGGATGCACTTTCCAATCTCCGTTTCCGTGCAGACAGGCAAGGATTGCTTTCTATATGGGCAATGCCGGAAACATTCGAAGGCTACGAAGTTGTCAACCGTTATCTTACCGTTGTCGATGTGGGTGGACGTTCCAATAAAGCTGACTGGTCTGTTATCGTGGTATTCGACAGGCTTAGTGTGATTGATGGTAGCGAGCCGCCGTCTGTGGTGGCTCAGTGGTACGGACATTGCGACATAGACCAACTCGCTTGGCGTGCAGCACAGATAGCGGCGTTCTACGACAATTCTCTTCTGGTCATTGAGTCTAACACGTTGGAGACTCACGACAAGGAGCGTCAGGTGGAAGGTGGCGACCAGTCGCAATATATACTCAATCAGATTTCAGACATCTACCCGAACTTGTATGCACGCAAGCAGTCGGAGGATGAAATAAGGGAGGGCGCACCGCGTAAATATGGCTTCCATACCAATGTGTCAACAAAGCCGATGATTATCTCTACCCTCATCAAGGTGGTACGCGACCGACTCTATATCGAGCGCGACAAACGCTGTCTGGATGAATACAACACCTATGAGCGAAAACAGAACGGTGCATATGGTGCTATTACTGGCAAACATGACGACTTGCTTATGACACGTGCAATAGGTCTGCATATCTGCTTCCGGGAAATGGATATGCCTGAATGGGTTCCTATTGTTAACCGTACACTTAGAAAAGACAGAAGCCCCGTTTCCGAGGCTTCCATCTGATAGTTTTATTAAGCCGCTTGTAACATCTGCTGTGCCTGTTGCATGGCAGATGCGTTTGCGTTTTGATGAACCTGCTGCGCAAGTTCCGGAGAAATGCCGTCCGGCACCTTGCCTTGTTCCAGCTGTTCCCTTTGTGACTTGATGCTCTGCAGCAACTCGTCGGCAAATGGAAAGTCGCCGTGTTCCAACAGCTGCTCCACGCTGATAGCGTTCTTTTCCCACAACTGCATAAGCATGTCGTTGGTTAGAGCGCGGTATGCTGGGGTTGCTGTGCTCTCCACAATCGAAAGGTCAAACTCTACGTCGCGTATCTTCTTCGGGTCGTACTCCACAATGGTAGAGTTCTTTCCTGCAATGTTGAATACACGTGGCGTGTCGTAAAACTGCTGAATGTTCTTCACGTCCTTATACGCACCTTCTTTTACGAAAGAAGAGAACGTGTCGAGCAAATCAAGCAGAGACGTTGAGGCGTTCTGTGCCTGTTGATTGTACAGACTGGCCGACATACCCGAATAACCGGGCTTGCCTTGCAATGCGCCGTTAACGCCGGATATGTCTTCGAAGAACTTCAACTGCATGCTCAGCAACTCTGAGATACCTATCTGTGTGCAGTTGTTGGCTATCTGCTGAGGCAATGGCGTTCCGGCCTTCGGTGTCCTGATCATGATGATGCCGTTGAAGCGTGCCCATTCGTCGGCAACGTCGTCCATTGACATTCCCTTTGGTAAGCAGTCTTCCGGGAACAACAACACACCTTTTGCCGAAGCTCGCATAATCCAGTCGTACATCGTAATCAAACGGTTTGTGTATCGCTGCTGGTCTATTACATTGCTGACAAAGCTATGTATCTCACCGTCGATGAACGGATATGCTTTGAACACATACGGATGGCTCTTGTGCTCGTATGGGGTTTCGCCTTCTTCCAGAATGTCACCAAACGGAGTGAGCATGTAATAATACCAGTAGCTATCCATAAACCACTCCCAACGGATAAGCGGCACATCGCTCTCGTCCATACCAAGCTCACGGGCCTCTTGTAAACGCTTGTTGTTTTCGTCTGTTACAAGGGCTTGGAAATCCTCAATGTCTATCTTGAACACATCGCCGTTGTTTACGTCATGGCAGCGGACACGTGGTTTGCTTTCCTTCCTCCACACTTCTATTACACGACAACGTGTCACATCATACGGAACAAAAAAATCAAAGTTGCCCTGCAAAGGATGGCCAAAATGATTAAACGTAGCACTGAGATACGATTTGTCTTTGGCAAACTTGTATATCTCGGCCAGACGGTTGTAATCGTTTCCGTCCTTGGCAAAGCGTCCGCACAGTTCCTCAAACGATATGTCATGCACCTCGCCCACACAACTGCAATCCCAACCTCGAAAATCCCTCATGTTGTTATCGATGAAAAAGTTGTTGGGCTGTACATAGTCAGTCCAACAGTCCAGCTTGTTTTCTCGCCAGCCATACCACTTACGCTGCACGACAAAGCCCGATATAAGGAACTCCTCCATACATCGTGCGTTTATCTCTGTCATGCGGTTCAGCTGCATGTTGCATTGCAACACGGTACTCATCGTCTCGCCATAACGCTGCTCGTCGCGGTCTCGTGCCGTACAAGTTGGTTCCTTGGCTTGACTGCGGTATATACCAAGTACAGCTTGTACCATACGACGAATGAGGTTGTTCTTCAAGGGTACATTACCTTGCTTCTTGATGAGTTCCTCTTCGCGTATTTTCCGACCATTCACACAAACGTAGTCATCCCACTGCCGTCCGTAGGTGTAGTTCTTGTTACGTTCACGGTCTCTGCGGAACGTATCCATAGCAAGCCAATACTGCTGGGCTTGCCACAATACCTCAAATGCACGGTTACCGCCCAACGTGTGCTTGGCTGTAGCTACGCTGTCCATTCCTTCATGAGGCATGACAGCACTCGCCTTATGTAATTTTCTTCTTGCCATAATTTTATAATTTGGGACGGTGCAAAGGTAATTCCTTGCACCGTCCTTTGTTGTTTAACTATTGTTGCTTCAATCTGTCGATGTCTTCAAGCATCTTCGCACGTGTACTGAACATCGTGCTGACAATCGAGTCTCGTTCCTCTGCACTCTTGCAGCGTAGATACTTCGACGTGAGTTCATTCATGTCATGCTTGTATCGCTTCAAGCGCATGTGCTGGCGCATGTCGTTCGACTGGCGTAGCTGCTTCATTCCCTCGTGGTAGGCTGCACGGTCCGTCTTCTTTATCTTCGACAATGCGGTCTCTTGCTTGGCAACAGCATCGTAATCACTGAGCAACTGTTTGGTTTCCTCAGTCTCCATTCTGCTGTTCAACTTCTCCTTGGCTTTCGTAAGCACTCGGTTCTGCAGGGCAGTCATTACGGAGTCGCGAGCTTCATCAGTGTACGCCCATCCGGTCAACGGTGCGCCTCTGTGCATCTTGTATCGGGCATATCGCTCGGCTATTTCTGCCGGGGTCATGCCTTGCGCCTCTGCTGCCGTGGCGTTAAGCTCGTCAAAGTAAATCTTGTCGATCTGACTTTGTGGGCAGTTGATGATGCGCGTGATAAGCAGGGCACACTCGCGAGAGGTGTTTGCGTCGTCACCACAGTAGTCCATGATGGCAACCACTGCATCTGTCAGCGATTGAGGATTGACACCTATACCAGACTGAACCATCAAGTTGGTCACATCGTTCATGGCGGCAACCTTGTCTTTGTTCCATTTGTTTACAATGTTCTGCAAGTCTGAACTAAGAGGCATATCCTTTGATGCGGAGAATAGGTTCAAACCTTCGCCTTTAGCAAAGCCATTACCTACAGCACTCATCACGTCACCTCCAGTCAAGCCTTCTATACTGCCGAACATAGTATGGCAGAAGATGTCATGCCACATGTCGCTCTTCTCGTCCTTGTCGTCACCTAAGAGGAGATAGGGCAGATAGGCTCCCAAGTTCCAAGCAAACTGCAACAGATAGCCGAACACGCCTACGCGGACTATATCACGCATCAGGCTTCTTCTATACTCGCTCTTGGCGTTCTGGTCGGCCTTGTCTGGGTCTATGCCGTCTCTGCGCATCTGCTTGGCAAGATACTCCTCTGTGAGTCCTTTGTAACCGGGTTCAAAGCGGTGTTTGAGGTTACGGAGTGCATCATACAGCTGACGTGTGTACGACATCGAAGAGTTTCTGAACACAGTGAACAGAACACTCAACCATGAACGGTCGGTCTGCATCGTAGAGAGAAACGCGCTTTCACTCGACTGCTGTGTCTGGTTGAACAGAATAGTAGCGTCTTGCTTGGCTCGCTTCTCTGCCGTCTCTTCATCATAGCCGTAACGAAGATATTTCTTCTTCTTGGTCTGATACATAGAGTGTGCACCTATGGCAACTGTCAGTGCATCGACAAAGGCATTAGGAGACATACCGATACGTGAGGCTATTTCAACAGCGCGGTTCTGCCACATCTTCCAGTCCATTTCACTCTTCATCAGTCTTGGGTCTCCTGCCATGCGGCTCTTCCAACGCTTCTCGAAGAGTGGAAGGTTTTCCATTGACCACTTCCAAGCTCCTATCGGATTGGCAATGTTTCCTGCAAGATATACAGGGCTGCTGTCAGAAAGATAAGCTGGCATAGAGAGGAACTGCTTTAATGCAGTGAACACTCTGAAACTAACCTTGGCTGCCGTTACGCCCTTCGCCACATTCACTGCGGCCTTGTCAAGGGCTGCGATTGGTGGGCGATAGGCTCCTGCGGCCATACTACACACATTGCGGAAATTCTTCCACAGAGTCTTGCCACCACCATAAACACTCGTCATGTTCATAACTTGATTGCGGAAACGCTTGTATGACAGCAAGGTGTTCAAGTCGCGGTTGAACTCTGCAAAGGATGCCCAACGTTCCATCTGCTGAATGTGGTCGAGTATAACGCTGAATGCGTCTGCACCCATCACGTCAAGGGCAAGATTGTTGCGTCTACGCTTGATGATGCTACCGGTTGAGGTCGCTGGCAATGCGGTGTCGGTTGTATCGTCGGCTACGTCCACTTCTTCAATTCTCGCATTGGCAAGTATCTTCAAAGGGAAGTAGTTCTCAATCGCTGCCATTGAAGCACCGAACATGCGCTTATGCACCTCGTTGTACTCGTTGCGTTTTTCCACAAGGAACTCGTCCTGCATCCAGTCGGCAAGTTCTAAGAAGCGAGGATCAACAAATTCTTTTATGTTCTCCACATCTTCCTCGGTGATGCCCATACGGCGCAACTTCATGCGGCCGTCTGCCATCTTGTCAACCATGTATATATACAGAAGGTTGCCTTGTGTCAGTTCGTGTGCCTTCTGCTCGCCACCGTCCCAGAAGGTAACGGTCGCTTTTGGAAGGTTGCGCTCCAAAGAGAATAGGTCGCCCCATTTCATCTTCTTGTCGAATACTTCGCTAACCTTCTCGTCGAGCGTCTTCAAGGCGTTTTGATAACCGGTGTACTCCTTTTCGGTAGCCTCAACCCATCCACGCATATAGCGGTTCCACAAGTAGCCCTCACCGTTCACGCTTTTCTTTCCGAACATTCTCAGCATCTGGTCGAACGTGCCTAAAGGTGCAAGAACAAAGCGCACTATACTGTTATTGGCTATCTTCTGTGCCTTGCTTTCCTTGTGATGCTCATCGTTAGGTCTGCCGGTCATGTCGGAGTTGGCATTGTGATGGATGGTCTCAACGCGCTGCTTCTCTGCCTCACGCCATGCCTTGGCTCGCTCAACGCTGCCACCAAGAACACCGCCTACTTGCTCCACTATGCTGCGGTAGGCTTCGGCTCGCTCTATCTTATTCTGACGGATGGCATCGTTGGTTGACTCCACGTATTCACGGTAAGCATCGGCTTCCATCGTTCCGGCATCCAAGTCGGCCTTGGCTTCCTTAATGCTTTCACGAAGAGCCTTTTCCTCTGCCTTGCTTTCGGTGATGTCCTCTACAAACTGATGGGCAAGCAACAGACCGCTGTACTCGATAGCTGCTTCCTCGGCTACGGCATTGTCGTCACTACTCATACGATTGGTGCAGTCTGCAATACGCTCCTCTATGTTCTCCTTTGGTAAGGAAGTAGCTTTCCTAACCACCTGCGCTATACGCTGGCCTTCTGGGTCAAGCTGTCCTTGCACCTCAATACCTCGCGCGTCAACGCGGCTTCCACGGATGGAAAGTAGTTTGCCCAGCTGGTTTGCTCCCATGCGTAGCTGGTTGTCAACCATGATGTCCATAACCTTCTGAACGTAATCACTTACGTCCTGCTTGCCATGTACATTGTTCACAGCTGAGAGGATGCGCTTTGTCTCATACTTACTCAGATCATCGAGCAATCCGTTTTCAAGCAACACCTTTGCAAGGTTTGTTATGCTCTTGACAGTTGATAGGTCATACTCTCTCTGACGTGCCATTGCCTGACGCAACTTGTTAAGATTGCCTCCTATGGCTCTCATTGCCTCCTGCTTGGCTTGCCAGTTGTCAGCGTTGGCTTGGCTCGCCTCAACCTTCATCTTAGTGATGGTTTCTTCAAGTCCCATATCACCGTCGCGGAACATAATGCCCTCATCTGCAACATTATTGTCTGAAAATTCGTTAATCTCAGACTTTGTTGCTAACTTTGCATCCGAAGATGTACCGGGAGCGACAGCCGTGCTCCCATAAGTGCCATCAACGGGAGCCTTGGTGGTGGCAGGTGCATCTTTATTATAAGCCGTCAGAACCCAGTTCTTGTCGGCTATTTTTATGCCCTTTTCTCTTACGTTACGACGTATCGTAACAAGGTAACCATCCTTCACCAATACAAGTTTGTCGGCATTAGAATGTCGTTCGTCAACCTCTCCTTTGTTTATGATGTCTTCTATGCGAGATACCAAATCCTTAACAGTAGGAAAGTCCTTGTCGTTGATATGCTTGTTCAGAATATGGCAGAGTCCGCCACCTTCATTACCCCAAACCATATCAATATCTCCTACATCATTTCTATGGAAAACACCAAGCAAATCTCCGCTTTCGTGATTGACCAAGAATTTCACGGCTTGAAGAACTTTGCCCTTGAACTGGTTGTACACGCTTCCGAATGTACTGTGTCCTATTGGCTTTGGCTCACTGGATTTATTCTTACCATCACTGAACTTAGTATCACCGAAACCTGTCTTCCTGCGCATAACCTCAGTATCAGCTGCATCGAACATGTTAGGCTTACCACCATTCTTCTTACGCTTGTATGCCTCATGCAGAACAAACGCCCAGTCCTTATCACCCCACTTCCTCTTGCCGGGGATTTTCAATCCGTCCAACAATTTTTGTAGAGCCTTTTGGAGCATGGCTTTCAGTTTGCCCCAGAACGTAAGTTCTTCGGCACTCATCTTCTCGAAGCCTTTCTCACCGATACGTCCGGCAAGGTCGGCACCATATTCCTCTGTTGCATCACGCTTGAACTGCTCACGTTTCTTTCCGGCCTCGGCATGTGCTGCTGCCATATCTGCATAGTATGAAGCGTTGGCATCCTCACCATTGGCTACATGCTCCTTGCGTTTCTTCTCACGTATGCGGTCCACCTCGGCATCGTACATCTTCTGCGCCATGCGGTCAATGGTACCGCGTATCTCGTCCTTAGACACACGATAGAGTTCATCAAGGGCATTGTTCAGCTTAGCTTCATCAGGGAACAGCACGCGCAAACCATCGTGACCCACAACCTCATGCACAAACGTATTCTCAACGTCTGCCATGTTAGCATTGTTGGGAACAACAATAGTCACCTCGCCGGTCATAGGATTGAAGCTACCCTTCATTCTGCGCTGGCGCACGGAAGGTAATGCAGCCACTTCTTCCTCTGTACGGATGATGCGTACTGGAGTATGCAGACGTTCGGACAGTTCGGTCACTCTCTCGCTCATCGCACTTTCCATTGCTTCCTTCGGTTCGCCTACCCACTTGCCGGCCATCTTCGCATTGATGCGTGCTATGTCTTCGTTGCTGACGAATGGCGTGTGTCCTTCGCGTCCGGGGATAATATCGCGGCTCTCCCAGTTCTGCTTGTCGAGTGCAAGACTCTCCTCTGGTGTCAACTCTTTGCCGTCAAGTTCAAAGCGGTAACCCATCTTCTCCAACTCTCTGCGCACTTGTGGCACAAAGCGGTTGTAGTCACGGTGGGTCTTCAGCTCCTCACGCTTTCCCGGATGCTTCTTCCAGTACTCGTCAATGAGCTTAGCTTCCTCCTCACGGGTGAGCACCTTGTCTATCTTGCTCCAGCGTGAAAGATACAGCGTGCGGCCATTGTTCCACTGATGGGCACCGGTAGGCAACAGAGCATAGTCTGCGTGGAACGGCTCGTCCATCTCCGATTTCGGGATGAGGCTGCGTACCACAACAAGGTTAGGCCTCTTGTATGCCTCGCCAAACTGCGTGTTCAAAGGTGTTTCGATGGCATGGTCGTATGGGTCGTATGCTGCCCACAAGCCCTTGTCTTCGGGGTTCTTCTTCAGGAAGTACTGCAACTGTGCCTCCTTGGTCTTAGGCTTCACGAATTTCAAACCGTCATTGATCTGCAACTCTGTACTCTTTTTGCCGTTAACCATGATATAGCCAGACTTGTTGAGTTCGTCCAGCTTGCGCTGCTGCTCCTCGGTGAGTTTCACCTTTGGAGGTGCAGAATAGTTCCAACGTCTGCCTTCCAATGTTCTGCGCTCGCCTGTCTCTGCATCGGTAAATGCCATAGGTGAACCCAGTGCATCATCCTCAAAGGCTTGCACATTACGGTAAACAGGAACCAACCCACTCTCTGGCAAAGACTCCAGCTCCATTGCCTTAGGGTCGTCAGCATCAAGCAAACGGAACTTGGTCTTGTCTTCTTCCGATTGTCCAAGTTTGTTGTACTCAGCATCGAGTTCTTTCTGCTTGGCAATGGCTTCATCAAGTTCTTTCTGCTTGGGGAATGGCGCATCACCCTTAGGCATGGTCTTCAACATTTCGCTGTTGGTGTCATACTCGCGATGGTACACCTCATTGTTATGGATGATCTGCTCCAACAGACTGCGGAATACAAGACCTGCCTGTGTCGGGTCTTGTGGCATTCGCTTTGTGTAACGGATGCTCCATGCGTTGTTTCCTCCAAGCTGCACCTCGTAGTGTGAAGACAACAAATCATCGCCTGTTACAAACACGACATCGGCACGCTGACCGAAGCCTGCAAGCACCACTTTCTTGTTGTTCTTCAGTTGTTCGAGGATATACTGGCCAGCTTCCTTTGGTTTGTCAAAATCCTGTCCATAATAAGAACCTTCTACGCACACCTTGACCTTTGAGGGATATGTGCCTTTTTCGTCTGGCTTGAAGCCCTCTCTTTGCAGGTCATGCACATCACTGTCGCTTAACGAGATAAGGCGTTTCAGGTTATCAACCTTCTTCGTCACCGTCTCGTAGTTCTGTCTCTTGCGCTGTTGGTCACGCAAGAAGCCGTTGTAAAGTGACTTCAACTTCTTCACCAGCTTGTCTTGCTTTGACTTCTCAAAGATAATTGGATTGCCCGAAAGCAAAGCAACCATCTGTGCAGGGTCTATATTGCCGTTTTCGTCAGCATCGCCCTCATCAAAGCTGCGCTCGCCAGATATGGTTCCCATCTTGAACTGTGTGAACATCTTGCCCTTGGCATCAAGCAATTGATACTTGTATAAGTCAAGACTTCCCTCAGTGGCATAGTAGTGTACACGAACTTTATTATTGAGGAAATCGTGAGCCACAACATTGCCCTGTCTGCTACCACGGCCAATACACTGTTCCAAGTCTGCAGGTTGCCATGGCACGGTCAGCATGTGCAGGTCGGTGATGCGTGTCTGTACATTCACACCGGTACCCATGTTTCGTGTACCTCCAATGAGAATGCGCACTTTGCCGTCACGCACCTTTTGGAATAATGCTTCCTTTTCAGTATCGTTCTTAACCTGCTGAATGTAGGCTATCTCTTCACGGGGTATGCCGTAGTCTTTTGTCAGTCGGTTGATAATGTCATGATAGGCATCGTATTCCTTACCCTTGGTTGGAACACCGAGTTCACAGAACACAAGCTGCACGCCTTTTTGCTCCTTCATTTCGTCATACGACTTCTTGATGTTGTCACAGCAATAGGAAATCTTACCGACACTATCGTCCATTTCCGGGAATACAAGACGCGGACTGACTGCTGCTTTTGCCGATATGCCTGATGCTACAAGTCCCCATGGGAATTTCTTCGGGTCTTTCGGATGAATACCGAAATAGCTGCCGTCCTTGGTCTGAAGCATATTCACAACCTCGCGGTTTATCTCGGCCACGGCATCTGACTGTGGCACAATCACCGTTTTGCCGTCCACCTTTGGCTTTGGCAGTTGCAGGTTGTAGTCGTTGCGCACATCGGCAATCTCTGCATAGAGCTGCGACAATTCTGGAACATTGTCGAAATAGCGGAAACGGTCTTTCATCTTGAACTCGTTGGAAACACCGGCTTCTAACTCTGACGAATGTACGGCAAAGGTGCTTGCCCATGCGTCAAAGGTCGGCATACCCAACTGCTCCAGCTTACGCGGACGCAAATAGTTGAGCAGGTTGTATATCTCAACAAGAGAGTTGGTGATGGTCGTTCCCGAAAGGAATACTGTACCCTTGTCACCTTGGTGCATCTTCTGCAAGTGACGGATGCCTGTCAGCAAGGCAACGGCTTTGTTTGAACCTGATGCTTCGCCCAGTCCTGCCACGTTTTGGTAACTGGTGACATAGGGCAATGATTTGAACTGGTGGCACTCGTCCACGAACAGATAGTCTATACCCATGTTCTCAAAGCAGAACTCACGGTCGGTGCTGCGGTCAAGTCGTTTCTCCAACTTGGCATGCAGGTTCTGTCTGCGCTTTTCAAGCGATTTTATCTGTCGCTTGGTGAGTTGGCTCTTGTCGCCGGTGCCATAAAGGTATTCTATCATTGCATCGAGCTGTGCCAACTGCTCATTCACTACATCGCCTTCTGCCTCCTCGGAGTGCGGTATCTTGCAATACTGCTCATGACTCACGATGATACAGTCATAATCATTGAGCGAGATATTGGCGAAGAACTTCTTGCGGTTCTCGGTGCTGAAGTCCTTTTCTGATGGTGCAAGCACACGTGCGGTAGGATATGCCTCCTTGAACTCACGTGCTATCTGCGGCACAGTTGACTTCAATGCCACAATCATAGGCTTCTTGGCTATGCCCATTCTGCGCATTTCCATAATAGCTGACTGCATTACAAGTGTTTTACCTGCACCTACGATATGATCAACAATACCGCCTCGGTTGTTGATGAGCATCCATACGGCATCTTTCTGATGCGGACGGAGTTCCTTGCCCATCAAACCTGGTACATTGAGGTGTGAGCCATCCCACTTGCGGAGCACAATGCGGTTGAAGCGGTCGTTATAGGCTCTCTCCATCATCTGAATTCTGGCATCGTCACCGGGCAACCATTGCTCAAAATGCTCTCTGAGGTCGGCCACCTTGCTGTTGGCAAGCTCAGTTGCCTCTTGGTCTATCCATGTGTTGCCGTCCTTGTCCTTACGCACAATGCGGAAGTCCTTGTCTTCAAGTGCTGCTTGGAATATCTCCTTGATGCTCTTGTCGGCTGTCTTCCAATCCTCTGCCTGTCCTCCGAGTTCCTTCGCTTCGATATTGATTTCAAAGCTGTCTGTTTCCGGAACATACACTACGCCACTCTTGATGATTTCCCTACGCTCACCATCAACCCACTCATAGTTGCGTGAAGACGATGCGTGCAATCCAAGGGTCTCTTTTACAAAATCGTTGAGTACTTCTTGTGGTATCCATCGTGCACCAAGGTGTATTGTGATGTCGTCGAATGGTATAGTGGCAGGTTGCACCTGTTCCAACTCTTTGACATTGCGTTCAAAGGTCGGGTCTGTTGCAGCTGCGGTCTTTGCCTCCTCCAATTTGGCTACTACATCGCCACTAAGGTATTCATCGCGTGTTACATAACGGTCTGTGGCATTAGGCTCCTTGAATACAAGGTCGCCACACTGCTCAAACCAGTCTGCGCCCAACGCTTTTTCGATATACTCACCTCGGATTTCACCATATTCTGCCAATGAGGTGGTTATGGCTTCCTGCGGTGTCTTGGCATCTTCAAGTTTGAGGGCTGGCTTGATGGTGTTCTTGGTGAAGATGTCGGACAATCCTTGGAACTTGCCGCCTTTCCATACTTCAAGTGCTTGCAGTGTATAGCCGTCAATGTCGCTGAGGACAACAGCGTTGTCGGTGTCCTGCAACTTACCGTACTTGCTGACGAACTCATCGTAGGCTCGTTTGAGCTTGGCACGTAGCATGTTGAGCTTCGTGTCCGAAAGTCCGTCAATCTGCCCTGCAATGAGTTCTTTCATGGCGGTACGTACCTCTCCCATGGCAATGATACGCTTCTTCTGCTTAGCCAACTGTGGCTGCTCCTCAAATACTCTTGTCACCTCGCCATACTCATTCTTGGTAGCGGTCAGCACACCGACCTTGCCGTCTTGAATGACAAGGTTGCCAGTACTTACCCAGTTACCATCACCCTTGTACTCCTCACGAACGGCTTGTTTAACCTCACGTGATGTGCGTGTGGTGTCAAAGAGCATTCCCTTGCGGTCGCCAACAATGCGCTTCACTGCTTTCTCCACTTCCTTGGCTATCTGGTCGGTGGTCAGTTCGCTATGCAAGCCGAAACTCTTGTCGTTATATTGGTTACCTGCCACTATATCGCCTATCATGTTCTTGCGGTTGCTCGCATAGTAGGCATTGTGCGACACCTTTTGCTTCTCACCATTGCGCTTGTTGGGTGCAGTGGTCTCTGCAGAAGACAGAAATGCTTGCTCTCGTGCAACATAGTCGGTGTTCTCGCGTGTCTTCTGCGCATCCTCTTCATCTTTCCACTTGCGGATATAGATGATGTCGGCCATTGCGCCTGTGCCTTGGAATGTGTTGTCGGGCAGTCTGACAGCTCCGAGGAACTCGCCCTGCTCGGCTATGTATCTACGGATATGCTGGTTGCTCTGCGTGTCCATCACGGCAGGACTTGTCATCATGGCAACAATTCCGCCGGGGCGTGTAAGTTCGAGCATCTTCACAGCATAGTAGTTGTGAATTCTCTTCTGTGCCGACCGCTTAACAGGGCTGTTGTCGTTCTTCCATGTCGGGTCGTTTACTTCGATGTCACCAAATGGCACGTTACTTGTCACCACATCTTGCGAGTTCGGTGTGAGTTCCGACTTCTCAAAGCCACAAATGCGCACATCAGCATCTGGATAAAGGGCGCGTGAAATCTGTCCCGAAAGCCAGTCAAGTTCAACGCCAGTTATCATTGTTCGCTCTTGAATGTCTTTGGGAAGTGTTCCCTCAAAGATGCCGTTGCCCATTGAAGGATCGAGGAAAGTGCCGCCTTTGAAACCTGCAAGCGAAAGGAAAGAGTTCATCGCACTTGCAATCTTGGTCGGGGTATAGTATGACGATAGGGCAGCTCGCTTGATACCTGCAAACACGCCTTTCTTGCCGTCTGGGTCAAGCGTGTCGATTGCATTTGCAAGTCTGCGGTATGGCGAATTGCCGTAGGTGTCCCTACGCATTTGGTCAACAGAATAGAACTTGCTCAACTGGTCTATCTGTCCCCAACCACGGAAACGAGAAAGTATCTGCTTTTCTTCATCAGTGGCCTTACGTCCCTCTTTGAAGAGTTTGGCTATTACCTCAATTGCTGACACGTTGCCCTCCAAACGCTGTGCAGGAGTGTAGTTGTCGGCTTCATTGCCGTCTGTGCCATAATGGAAGTTATTTGTAAACTTGTGCACAAGTGTACGCTGCTTCTTTACGGCAGAAGGTCTACTTCCCTCGCCAGTGGAGCTGGCAGGTTCTCCCGAAGAAAGTTCTTTTCCTCCTCCGTCAATTTTTCCTGTCTGAACAGTGCGCGGTCCAGCAACTCGTCCACGCTCATTTGTGGCTCCGTTGGAAACTGTTCCATCAGCTGCGCTCTCATCACGTCCCCGATTTCCGACTGGTGGTTGTATTCCCCCGACCTCATCAGTTCCATGTACTGCTCCGTCAGCTGCTTCTCGTCCGTTTTCACGGCTTGCATCAGTTGACCGCTCTCCGTCAGTTCCTGCAACTGCTGTGGTGCGTTCTGCTCCATCAGTTCTAGTTTCATCAATGCCCACGGTGTCCGGGCGTTCTGCTCCAGCCACTGTTTGGCTTGGGCTACTGCTATTGCTGTCTGCTGTTTCATTATTATTTGGTTCATCGAACAACCCGGCAAACAAATCACCTACTGGCTGCTCTGGTTTAACTTTTGATGTCTTCAATTCTGAAGCTTTCATTCGTTTGTTTACATAATCAAGCATGGCTTGATATGCGTCTCGCATGTTTATGAGTTCATGTACGGCCTTTTCATGACGTTTCAAATCTTCATCATTCTTAATACCAACAGCTGCACCCTTTTCAAGAACACCCAATCTGCGTTTGGCTTTAGTAACCATATTCTTCAAAGCCTTGACATTCGGAAGCATACCCTTGTGTTCTATTCCGTCTATAAAATCATCATAGGCTTTTTGGTATATTCCGAAGCCATTATTATCTATAGGCGTTTTCTCGCGCTCCGTCTTGGCTTCCTTGGCAATGCGCTCCGCTTTTTTGAAGATACCCTCGTTTTCACGTCTCGCCACCTCTGCCTTGATATGGGTGCCCATATCCTTGTCGTCGCCATACTCCTTGTCGAGTTCCGACAATTTCTTGTCTGAAATTTTAGGGAGCAACGTGTTGAGGCTCTCGATCTTCGACTTCATTGAATGGTCAGTCATGCCCGGATTGAGAATGTCAACAACATGGAGCTGTATGGCAGTGTCTTCTGGCAATGCCGCAACTGCATCCTCGTTAATACCATCCTCGTAGAAGTCGCCAACGGCTTCATGCTTCGGCTCGGCTGACTCGCTCGGCTTATGGCGCAACTGGTCCGGGTGAGCATTAACCCACATGACAGGAGCAAGGCCGGTGTCAATGCGGATGCCGCCCTCATCGTTAGGCTGCACTACAACTGCATCAGTCCATGTGCGGCCACCATCGGTTGAATACTGCACCTTGTCACCTGCTGCATACTCTCCTTCATTGGTCACGCCACTACCTATAAGATATTTGTATGCTTCACGCTGCACCTGCTTCAGAAGGTTAGAATACGTAACATTGCTGTCAACGAAGACATTTCTACCGTAGCGGTCATTGCCGGTGCCTTCAGGATGGTCAACCCGGAACATGATGTGAGTAACTTCAAGGTCGCTGCCTCCAAAGCCATCTACACCCTTGGCTGCTCTTGGCTCAACGCCTATTGTCAGATACAGCTCGCGTCCTTCTTCTAATGGCAGGTGTATAGACACATCACCTCCAATAGGGGAAATGTTGGAAACTGCAAGTGGCTTTTTCTTACGATTGCCTTTCTTATCCGTCTGCTTTGAGTGAGAAGCCTCATAGTGGCTAAGGTTCAAATCAGAAATCAACTGGCTTGCAAGGTTGGCTGCATCCTTGACGGCCTTCTTCTCGGCATTACGCATGTAGCCGTATGCCTCGTTGTAGTCCTTCTCCACCTCGTCAGCCTCATAGTAGCCAAGCAGGGCAAGCTGCTCATTTACCTTGTCGAGGGTTTCATCTACTCGCTCTGCTGCTCCGGTGAGGGCTTGCTCGTCGCTTGAAGTTTCTGCGAGAGCCGTTGCTTCGCTTGCAACAGACTTTGCTTCTGCTGCAACAGCATCTGTATTTGCTGCTGTCTGCTTTTCGGTTTCTTTTCGTTGCTCATTTCTTGTTGCCTTTAATTCATTGTTTGCTTTTTCGGCGGCCACTTGTGCCTTGCCTTCCTCAACTATCATGTTGGCTTGTGCCATTACGTCCTTGGTAGGCTTGTCGAAATTCTCCACGTCAAAGGCTTTCACCTCTTCGTATGGAGTGAGGGCATATTTGTCATAGCCGGGAACATACTCCAGTCCTCCATAGAAAGCCTTTAACCAAGGGCGTACCTTGTCGCCCAATGCCTTAACCATCATGGAGGCATAGTTGCCAAACGACTCATTGCCACGCTCAACCATGGCCATGGCCAGACGCTGACCGACTGACATGAGCTTCTGACGCTGCTCTGCAGTCAGTTCGTCCGGATCACGGAACTTAAACCCGGCATCGCCCTCGTCGTCACCAATACCGAGAATATCACGAATGTCATTCATCAATCCGTTCATTTCCTCGTCACTGACCTCATACTTAGGCTTCTCCGGCTCTATTGGTTCTTCTGTTGGCACGCTCTCTACGCGGTTTGCAGGTTTCTTGCTTGCGGTCTTCTTACTTGTCGTTGGCTTCTTCGGCTCCACGGCATCGCGAAGTTCCTGCGCTGTCATTGGCTGGTTGTCTGCAACAGCTTCCTCATTACCAACCATTTCAGCGGCCTTGCGTGCGTCCTCTTCACTACGGAACATCCAGCCACCGCTCTCACGATCCTTCCAACCGCGTGCAGGGGCAAAGCGTCCCTCACCTGTCCGTTCTTTGGCAAACTCCTTGACGGCACGTTCTTGGTCGGCTGTCAAGTCATGGTCAAAGGTAAGTAGAGAAACATCGCTCGTCTTGCCCTTCTTATTGGTGTAGGTTGAAGGAGTGATGGAATAGCCGGCTTCTTCCGGTGCGTTGATTTCCACAACATCCTTCTTCACCGACGAGTACTCACCAAAAGGCTTTGTTTTCCTCTTGCTCGACTCTATCCACTTTTCAAAGTCTTCAAGGTTCACGCCAGTAATGTCAATTCTGCGGCCATTCTCCCAGCCCTGCTCGTAATTGGCAAGGTAGTCGCCCTTAGCCTCGTCTTGATCATTGAAGCCAAGCATAACCTTGTGCTCGTCAAAGCTGCCGTCGGGATTGTACTGGTCCACTACGAATACCTTGCGTCCGTTCCAACCGTCAATATCATTGGAGAGGAACACGTCAATGTGGTCGCCGTCAACACCCACGGCACCACGAATGTAGCCGTAAGTGTTGTTCATCTTGCTTTCCCATTGCTTGCCGTCAGCATCGGTGCCTTTACGCACGCTGCCCTGCGGCTGCTCAATGGTGATGTCGAACGTACCAACTTGCACATGTCCCTTCTTATAGTTGCCGGCTTCCTTTTGTGCCTCGGTGGGGTCGGTGTTCACTTCGGCTGAGGCTGCTTCAATCTTTGCAGACAACGGCTGCTCATTGCCGTCAATATAGTTGGCTACTTCGTAGAGGTCGCCAAACTGTTTGCCGTCAATCTCATAATAGGTTCCGGGATAATTCTTGCTCTTGTCAGGAGCGTCAATCTTGATGACTTCCTTGCCATCAACGAACATACGATGCTTGTAGATTTCGCCATATTCGCTTGGCTCCGTCCACTCGTCTTCTGTATCGGTGATGCGCTCGCTTAGTTTCTCCTCGGCTTCCTTCGCCAATGCGTCGGCATCGGCTTCGTTTCCCTTAACTGGTTCTTCACTGGCTACGACTGGCTGTTGAGGCTCTGCATCGCTCCCAGCAACAACCGTAGCTTGTTCGCTTGCCTCGTCTCCTCCAGCTGACTCTGCGGCTTCTGCTCTCCGTTTGCGTTCTGCAACGGCTGCGTCGATGAGGGCTTGTTGTTCTTTTGGTGTAGCATTTCTGAAATATTCGTTTACGTTTTTGAGAATTTCTTCCTTGGAGGTCACGTCTCCGCTGAACATGTCTATCTGACCTGCAGCAGGTGATGCAGCCTCGTTATTGTATGTAGAGAGAACCTTGCGCAAGTCGCTCGGCTTTCCGCTGTTTAGCAGATCGGCAAGGAGCAACGTAACGCCATCAGTTACACGACTGTCTCCGTATTCGTCGTCAAACAGACCCTGCTGTCTGCCGTAAGGAGATACCGGCATACCTTCCTTATAGATCTCGGGCGAGTCAGACTTGGCACGACTCACAAGATCAACGGCTGCTGCCAATTCCTTGCTAAGGTCATAGCCGCTCTTGGCAAGTGTGCGGTTGTTGGCAATCTCGTTCAAGCCCATAACAACGGACTGACGAAGTGTCGGTGTGCTGATAATCTGGCGCACGGCATCGGGCGAAGTCTGGAAGACCTTGCCTATAAGTGTGTTCTCGATAAGTTCCTTACCTGCTGCCGACAAAGCATTGCCAGTGCGAAGCTCTGGTAACTGCATTTCGTTAATAACTCCTGCATCCAACAACTGACTGATGGCAGAAGCCACTGATTTGTCGTCGGCATAGTAGTCAGACATGCGGTCAAAGCGGCTGATGTCATTGGTGATGCTTGTGAACACATTGTCAGGAACAATCTTGCCAAGTTTCACGGCGTGCTCAGGCTTGCTCTGCTTCTTCTGCTGTTCTGCGTTGAAGCGTGCAAATGTACTTGCATCGTATGGCAATTCCTCGTCTGGAACGAAGACTACGCGCGGATGCTGCATACCGTCTATCTGCTCGGGAGTGAAACCGAACATGGCTCCAAACTCGCGCAAGTGGTCCACATACGCCTTGTCTGTGCCGTTCTTTGCTGCAATCTCGCCCGACATAGTGCGGTTGTTGCCCGAAAGCACAACGCCGTCCTTGCTGACAATGACTGGTGTCTGCAAAGCTCTGCTGTCGTAGTTGTCTGCCATATCCCTTACAATGCGCTGCGCGTCTTTGTCACGCTTGTAGTCGCGGTCATTCACGCTCTCGCCGTTCTCGTCAACCGGGAAACCTTCAGTAGGCTCGTAGGCATTGTTCACGTCATGGCTGGCTGTGGCTGCTCCTGCCTCAGTGAGGACGTAGTGACCACGGATTGTAGAACCATCTGCAAGGGTGATAGCATTAGGATTGCCCTCAACCTTCGTTGATCCGTCCCACTTTGCCTTAATCTTCGGGTTCACGGCATGGATACCGACTTCGGCTTGCTCGGCTGCTTTCTTTGCGGCAATGCGCTTGTCTTCCTCCAGACGTGCAACGGCTTCGGCGTGTAGCTTTTCCTCGCGAACCTTGCGCTCTGCCTCCTGCTGCTCACGGATGGCACGCTTTCTGTCATTCATAAGGAAGTTGATGCGCGACCATGCGTTCAAGTTCTCTTCGGCGGCGGCTACTTGGGCGTTATACTCTTCCATGGCGGTATTGTAGTTGGCCTCTGCTTCCTGCTGAGCCTTTACCATTGCCATTGGTGAGCCTTTCAGAGAAGGAGCTTTCTTTGTGGGTTCCTTCTTCTTCAACGCTTCAAGTGCCTTGCTTGCCTGTTCCACTTGCGCTCTCACAATGGCGGTAGTATTTTCATCGTTACCTCCGGTAACCTCATTGAGGGCATCAAGGGCAGTTTCGCGGTCTGCCTTCTCAAACATCGGTTCACCGGTTTCCTCGTTGATGGGTACACGCTCCAATGCGGTAGGCTGGCGGTTTGCCTCCTCTTCCTTGCGCTGTTGTTCCTGCTCCAACATCTGTTGGTTGTGCTGCTGCAACTGCTCGGCTTGCTCTTGCGGAATGGTGATACCGTTGCTCTGTGTGGCTTCATTGAAGGCACTATGGGCGTACTGTTGCAACTGCTCATCGGTAAGCTGTGATACGTTTTCAGCCGAATTTGGTACGTTTTCACCGTTTCCCTGTACGTTTTCACCGTTTTCTGGTACACCAAGCACGGCTTCGTGCTCGGCTTGAATGTTTGCGTATGCCTCATCGAGTTCTGTCTGTGGGTCGATGGCCTCACCAAGAGAGAACAGTTGGTCCGGGCTGGCAAACTTATACTCGCCAGTCTCTGCATCACAGATAACAATACTCTGATCCGAATTGCGCACGTCAATGCCGGAACCATCGGGGAGCATCACGACATTGCCCTTGACAACGTACACCGGCTTGTCGTCAACCTTCATGGTTGCAGGCTGGACAACGCCCATATCCTTATGGGTGTGTCGCTCCACATTGGCTTCAACCTCCTTGCACTTGCCGTCGGCGGCTTCATTGGAAGCGTCCATAACGCCCTCCATTGCTGCCTTGGCATTGACATAGTAGAGTACAGCGTCCTGCTGGTCTTCGCTTAGTTCCGGATTGTTGACAAGCGGCCAAGGGTCTTCGTTTATTTCTGCAATGCGCATTTCAGCGTCAGCACCGAAGGCATCCTCACACATCTGGTAAGCCTCCTGCATACGCAAAGTAATGGCATCTACCTCGGCCTTAGCGTCGGTATCGCCTTTCTCCACCTTATCCCAAAGCAGACGTGCTTGGTCGTATGCGGCTGCGGCGGCTGACTCTTCCTCCGACATAGGCTGCTCGTTCTCGGCTTTCTGTTCGGGAAACAGACGCTCGATGTAGTCCTGCACCGCTGCCTTTTCGGGTTCAGTACGCTTGCTCGGCTCTTTCTTGATAGCCTCGTCCACATCTACGCCAGTCTCCTCCTTGATGGCTGCACGGATTGCCTCCGGGCGTTCCGTGTCTGCCATACCCTTGTTTTCTTCCATGAACTTGTCAATGGCATCGACCATCTGCCCATAGTTGGCGATTGCGTCCTTGTCTCCCTGCTTTGCAGCTTGGTAGTTGCGCTTGACGGTTTCGGGGTCTGCACCGGGCGCAACTGCTTCAACGGCTGCTTCAAATACCTTATTGTCGGCTTTCGCCTCGGTGTAACGCTCACCGACATCTACTGAGTTGAGTTCGGCTTGGCGCATGATTTTGTCCTGCTCCTTCTTGGCTAAAGTCTCGTCTGCAAAGCGTCTGCTCGTCACTACCTCACCATTGGCAGTGACGGACTTAACGAAGATATTGCCGTTCTCGTCCTGCTCCGTGGTGTACCCGGTAACACTGCCCATAGGCAACTGACGACCAGTGAGGATATAATAAGCCTTGGCTCTCGCACTTTGGCTCACATTCGGGTCTTGCATGAGGCGTTCCATAGCCTCATAGCCATCAAACTCGGGGTGCTGCTTGAGCCACTGCTTGCCCAAATCCTCAACCTCGGCTTCGGGAATGTCAAGATACATTACCTTTCCGTCCTTAGTTGTCGGCTTTGACTTGGGCTTGGGCTGCTGTTTTGGTGTGCGAGTGAAAAGAGTAGCAAGGTCGCCATAACCATACTTCTGCAACTCCTCACGCTCCTCCTTGGTGAAAGCCATGTCACGCGGACTTGCGTCCACCTGCTTGCGCAACCTCTCAACGAAACTCATGCGGTTGTGGTTGCGCTCCCGCATGGTCTGTGGGTTCTCGATAGGTCGCAGCCCTGCAATGACACGAGGGGCGGACTTTATCATGTGCTGCCCCTTGAAACCTATCATCATAGCCATGTTGTCCGTCCACACGTCCATCGCATCGCCATCACCGCTAATCCATTCTGGCATGGAGAATATCGTACCTTCGGCAACAGTGGAGGTCGCGAGTTCTCCTGCACGGATACCTACCTTTCCTGCCGTGTTCGAGGTAGCCTTGACCCACTTATCCGCTACATTACCCAACAATGGCGATACTGTGCCTGTAACTGAACCGAGCAAAGTGCCATGCAGGGACGATTTCAGCACATCACCTGCCGAATATCCCTCGTTCTCGCCTGTCTGTGGGTTGATGTGTCCGCCATGCAGCCACTGGCTTTCGCCCTCCTTGATGCCCTCGTATGTGCCAAGGTTGCCAGCACCACCTGCCATGCCAGCCACGACACGTCCAGTCAGCGTATTGCCAAACAATCGTGCGCCTACATTGGTGGCTGTTTTTTTCGCCACGATGCGACCGCCTATATTGAGTGCTGTCTTACCTGTAAACGAGCCGACACCGCCAGATATATAAGTAGTGGGGTCAAACAACATACCCGTCACCGTACCGCCTATCTGCGCCCAACGGTGATTCTTGCCGTATTCGCCCATTGCAGCCTCGTATGCCGCCAAGTCGCCAGTCGTACCAGCCTCGCTCCGAGCCAATCCCTTGCTGATTGTACGCAAGAGGTTCATGTCAGCTGCTGTCTTGGCGAAGAACTCCAACGTACTCTTAGGAGTATTCTTTGCCACAGCATACTTATATACGGCATTATCCGACAACTGGCGAGCCATAGCGGAAGCCGAGTTCTGCAACTGCTGTTCGGTTGCGGTGGGGTACTGCTTTTTCAGTTGTGCATAGCATGATGCGGTCATCTGCTTGCCCACACGTCCCCACGCATTATCCATCATCTTTTGCAAGTCAAAGCGTGTGAGGTGTGACACCTCATTCTTGTGTGAGTTGGTGGCAGCATCGACAATGTGCATCTCACGCCCTGCATGAAGCCATGGATTGCCGCCATACACCTCCTCCGCATTCTTGTTGCGGTCAGCTGCATACTTTGCCTCTGCCTCTTTCCATAAGGCTGCAACGGCTGCATTGGCTGGCTTCTGTGCCGCATCAACCTGTTGGTCATTCATATTAAGACCAAGAGGTTTGCTTGCCTCCTGCCGATAGTGGAAACTCTCTGCATCAGCCAACGCCTTGTTGTTGTATCGGTTGCCAGTCGGTGTGATGTAGGTCTGTTCCAACTTGCCTGTGCGTGGATTGACCTTGTAACCGCTTTTCTTTGTCTGACCAAAGCCAAGACCAACGCCATACTCCTTCATGTTATTCATGCGCTCGTTGGTGTCGGCTATCATGGCTTGCGTCTGCTGTTGCATCTGCTGCACTTGGTCAATCATCGCCTGACGTTGTGCAGGGGTAAGCGGTTGGTCTTTCTTCGGCTGTTGCTTGGCAGGTGCCGAACTTGCCGCAAGTGTTACTGCTGGCTTCTGCTGTCCAGAAGATGGGGTTCCCTTCTTGGGTGCCGGTGCCGCCTTTGGCGCATACATACTCTCGAAGTCGTCCATGCTGCCCATGTCAAGCCCCATGCCCTTGGCCTTCTCGTAATACCACTTGCGGTCTTCACCGTTGGCAAGCGAAGACTTAAACTCTGCTTCACTGCCAATATTGTAGCCCTTGGCTTTCAGTTTGCCGTAGAGCCACTTGATGTCGTCATTATCGTTTACTTGTGCCATTATCTTCTTCTGCTTGGTGGTGTATTATCGTTATTGCCTCCGCGTCTTCTGCTTGGGGGCGTATTATCGGGGACTACGCGCTTGGCATAGCCACTTTTCTTCTTGTAGGTAGTAGTGGACTTGCCGTTGGTCTCGCTGTCAGTCGTGCTTGTAGAGGTAACATCAGTTTCCTCAAACGTACCATGTTGCTTGGCAAATGCCTCCGCAGCTGCTGCCGTTCTGAACTTGTATTCGCGTCCATTCTCGTCCCATGCACTGAACTCGTCGTTGTTGGAGCGGTCGTGCGCTCTTGCCGAAGCATAATGGTCTGTAGCCGCTGCCCGGCTTGATGCAGCCGACGCTCTCTGTGCCTCACCTCGTGCCTTTTCGGTATCAACCTTTGCCTTGTAGAGATCAGGAGCATTGTCCGCTTCTGCCTTGGCGGTAACAGCCTCCTGCTCGGCTTTAGTAGCCTTACCAGCTTGCTCACGCTGCTTGTCGGGCTGCAATGCCGCGAGCCATCCGTGCTCTTCTTGCTCACGCTGTGCTTTCTCCCTCGCCAGTTTAGAACGTTCCTGCTGCGCTTCCATTTCTCGCAAGGTCTTGGCACGCTCATTCTGTGCGTCACCGATTTTGAGTGAATACTGGAGGTATTTGTCCGCGTTGGCTTGTCGTTCAGCTTTCAGCTTCTCCAGTTTCTCCTGCAATGGCGTGAGCTGGCTTGCCTCCTTGTGGTCATACATGTTAGGAGCATCGCGAGTAGTGAAGAAAAGGTTGCTCAACGCTTGCAGACCATCGCTGACGGCTGAAACAATCTTCGCCGACTTCTCTCTGCGTTCTCTCTTCTTGCGTTCCTCCTCGGTTTCCGGCTTCACGCGGTTAGCGGCTTCCTGCAAGGCTGCTATCTGCAGGTCGTAGCCCATCGTATCGTTGTGTGGCGACACACCGGCTGGCTTGTCGGCAGGTGGTGCCACATCTGTCTTTGGTGGTTCTTTCGACTCCGACGGCTCCGGTGCATTGCCTCCGCTGTTCTGCTCAGTCCATGCCTCCGTCCCTTTCGGTGCTGGCTCTGGCTGTGCAGGCTGCTCGGCCCAGTCAAGCGAACCTTTAGGTGGGGTATATCCACCATCATTGCCCTGCTCGTACTGTTCCTGCTGTTCTTCTGTCCAATTACTCATGTCGAATGTTTTTAGAAGGCTCCAGCAATCCCTGCACCTGCTTTGGCTACGCCCTGCACGGCTTGACTGATGGCTTGTGCCTTGTTAATCTCCAAGTTGTTCAACGCTTCGTTGATCTGCGAGTCGCGCTGCTGATAGGTCTGCTCAATCTGGTCTTTGCGGTTCTCCGCATTGACAGCTATCTGCGACGTTGCATCGGCCAATGCTTGTGCGTTCGCGGCTTTGGCGGCTGCTGTGCTCTCGTCAGTACCGCCCATCACGGCTTGGGCACCTGCCGCCTGTCGGTTGCGGTTCCTGATGCTCTCCTCGGTCTGGGTAAGTATGCGCTGAGCGTCTGCCCTCTGCGTTGCGTCTTCGTTATAACGACGGTCATACCAGTTCTGGTTGGCCTCTTTCTGCGCTTGGAGGTTCTTCTTCACTCGTCTCATCGCCTTGCTTGCGCTGATGCCGCCAAAGATGCTGCCGGCTGCTCCGAGTGCGCCTCCTGCTATGCTACCAATTAGTCCCATATCGTTTTATGTTTCAAAAGTTATAATTCGTGCGCTAAATTAGTAATGTATCTTTGCCCGGTACTTTTAACTTTTGCGCCAACGGCGCAACACAAAACATAATCAATATGAAGGGAATGAAGACTGGTGGCCGGAAAAAGGGCACACCAAACAAGGAGAACCCGATAAAAGGGTTCATCAAAACACATTCCTTGGCATACTTCGAACCCAAGGAAATGGTTGGCGACGACGGTAAGAAGCGCACAATGTCAGACTTCGATTGCGACATGATGATGCTTGCGCCTGACGATCGCGTAAACGCCGAGCTTCGCTTGCTGGAGTTCCATACGCCAAAGATGAAGGCTATTGACGTTGACATGAACGCACACGTCAGCGTACGCACAATCGAAGACAAGCTGCGCGTCCTTTGTGGCGAGGAAGAAGATGATGACGACGACGAGGACGATTAAGCCAGTCTCTATTTCATCTACTTTTAGACCGACTCATTTTGTTTACTCATAGTTTTTTAGGCTTCGACCTGTCCGTGAGGATGGGTCGTTTTTGTTTTCATGCTCTTCAATAAAAACCCCTAAGGGGTTATTAAAAACGCAAAACAAAAACCCCTATGGGGTTATTTATAAAACGCCTTACCCGTTTTTTAACTGCATGAAAATCAACCGTAAATAAACCCCTCGACAACTACATAATTTTCCAAGTAATCAACGACTTAAAACAGAAAACTCCACTGAAACGAATTGTAAAGAACATGCTTAAACCCTAATGAACTATGACAAAAAGCGAAAAACATAAAATGTCGTTATTCGTTGATTTTTAAGATGTTGCAGCGAATAAAAACCCCTATGGGGTTATTTTAGAAACCCCTAAGGGGTTTTTCAAAAGAAGAAAACTCAGCACAAATAATATCCCCTATGGGGTTTTCCTCGCGCGCGCGTATAGATATAACGAATGTTATATAAACATAAAGGATAAAGGAATATAGATATATATTATACTCCTTACGTCGTATAATACGACAACAACGACGACAAAAAGACTTCGAGTTTGAAGTTCTTTTTTTTTCTTTCTGAGATACTACAAAATGAAAATGTCCGACCTTGCAATTGCAAAGCCGGACAAAAATTAAAAACCCTTGCCTTTGGTGCGTTCATACACCGCTTCACGTTCCGTGTCAACGTTTTTAATTCTGAATTGAACTGCACATCTTTCCGGGATGCTGTCCGGCAGCTTCGCCGCCAGCCGTGATATTATCTCGTCAATGTTGCTGAAGCCGATGTCGCTCACCTCGGCCAGAACCTCACCACGGAAGTAGGCCCGGGCATATATCATGTACTTCGGTGCTATGCGGAACAAAGCGTCCTTCCGTTCGTCAACGTCTCGCGCCATTCCCTGCTTGCTCCTGCGTGTGCTGAAGAAGATGAAGTCAATCACTTTAGCGTTGAGTTCCCACGCCGGTGTGAAGTCCAACTTGATATAACCTCGTGTGATGGTGCGTCCATGAGAGTGGTTCATGGCAAATGCAACCTCGTCAATGGATGCTTTGCAGTCGTTCTGCGCCACTGTTCCCCATGTGTGCCGGAACGTGTATGCCTTGTACTGCTTCGCTTTCGGGATGCCCATACTCTCACAAACCATCTTGATGCCTTTGTTCACACAAGCACAGAAAGAGTCACTGTCACAAAACCTTTCATGGAAGTTGAAGAAGTACTTGTCGTTTGGATCGTGCGATTTGTACTTCTCCACCAATGGCTGGATAACCGGCTCCACGCGCATCTCGATATACGCATCATCAGTGCGTACCTTCTTCGTCTTCGCCCTGTTGTAGCATAATATTCCGTTGTGATAGCCGTCCCTTGGCATTTCGAACAGGTCAACCGTGTTGATACCTGCAAGGCAAAGTATCATCTTGGCCACGTCACGCCCAATCTCTGGCACCGGGTCAATGAACTTCGTTTCCGGCAATGGTGCAGCAAAGAACAGTCGGCATTCCTCCGGGCTGATGGCAATCTTTGTCGAGCGGTCCGCCTGTGGTATCTTCACCTTGCCCCAAGGGTTCGTCCTGATACGGATGATGCCGTTGTCGTAGTCGTTGTATTCCTTGATGGCAGCTCTGAACACTTGCCTTATGCACACAGGGTACATTTCCTTTGCCCTGTGCGTCTGCTCCAACGTAGCTATCCATCGGTTCACGAATGTCGATGTCAGTTGTCCGAACATAAGCCTGTTGGTACCTGCAAACCTCTCCATGTGCTGCAACGCCAGTTTGTAGTTCTTGGCGTTCCGCACCAGTCCATTGTCAATCATACGGTCTATGTGAAGTGCAGCATAGTCAGAGAAGCACAAGTCCTCGTCCTCCTTGGTCACATACTCGATGATCTGCCTGACCGTCCACCTTGTGCAGTCCACCCTGTTAAGCAGCTCACTAAACCTCAATATGCGCCTTGCGCAATATTCCGTCACAAATGGGTCGGTAATATTCCCTTCTCGATCAAGCTGTTTCTTGGTAACAACCTTGTCTGTCTTGATGTAGCCGGGTTTACGGTTCTGCATCACCCGGATGTACACTTGGTAGAAGCCGTCCTTTCGTGGCGTTCTTACCGTTGCTTTGAATAGAGCCAT